TATTTCTATAATCTGGGGGGAGAGGTGGAGGTGGTGGCCGTCAGTGCTTGAAAGGTCTCCTGTAGAGACGGTAAATACTCAAATACAAACCCCCCCCCCCCTTGAAAGGATATTTTCTACACAGATATTTCAGACACACAAAAGCATCCCCTACACCGAAATATAGGGGATTTGAAAATAAGTAGTGGTGCCCCACAAGAGTCTCTTTCTGAACTCCTCTCTTAAGGAAGCTCCTCTGTAGACTTAGTGCCACGGGGCTTTCAGAATATTTTGTCAACGAAGTGTTGACGGTGTTGTTTTAACACCACTGTTTAAGTACCTCCATTAAGCCATTTGATGAGTAGTTTCTCCATCCGTTGAGATAGGATATAGACATCTATAGGTTGATCATTACGAATTCTACTCCTCCATATCCATTGCACCATTTCAGATAAAGCAAACTGATCGTCATTTGGGATAGCATCAAGCTCTGCACCATAATCTTGTAGATAAGCTCTCACTACCGTGTTGACATAGCGATTGTAGGCATGTAAACATGTTGATTTATCTGCATAATCATTAGTAGCCCTAGCTCCACAGTACAGGAAGATGTTCTCTACATTCACCTCTTTAGGTATCACCAGTCTTGCATTCTTCTTATTCTTTACCTCCTTAAGTGTAGAGTCTTTAGGTAGGGTGATTAGAAGGTTCTCTCTACCAACTTTTCTGTAGACATTCCTGATAGCAGCTCCCACCTTCTTCAGTTGATCCTTAGTAGCTGTTGTTGTATACCAAGTGCTTGTCAACCCATAGTTTCTAATAGCATTGGTACTGGGTAGTGAGCATATGTTGATAAGCTCTTTTGCTTGTTTTAGAACTGTAGGTGTATCTTTCATCAGTTGTACTTCTGTGAAGTCCACAACATCCAACCCCTTAAGTTTCAAGAAAGATTCCATAACGCTACCTTTGAACAGGTAGGATAGAATGATTGTTCTTTCTGCTGATTCTACAAGAGCCATTGGGAGTTGTGTCACCATCATATCTCTACTTCTCTTAGAGCAATAAAGCATGTCGATAGAGCACAACCTCTTTAGGTCTGAGTATTGTGTACCACTCTCCATCTCTTCCCACAACCACTCCACTTTACCAAGGTTCCCCTCATCTACTTTGATGTGTTTAGCAGCCTCAAGGGATAGGATATCTCCTTTCTTATATTTGCCTTTGTATGGCTCAATTAGACTAACTTCTTCATCAATAATCATTACATAACGTTGGTGTTTGATTTCATCCAAATGTCGTTGAGACAGTTCTGAGAATAAGCTGTGTGTAAAGGAGATATTTCCCCCTTCTTGTAGAAGCTTAAGCAGATGCCTTGATTTGGTGTCATAATCTTCTGTGTTGGGGAACGCGAACTCCAATGCCTCACAGGCTTTTGGGATTCGATCTTCCACTTCTGAGAGCATTGGGGAGATATACAAGTATTTGTTGTTTGGGTTCTTTAACATCCACTGAATAATCCCCTGAGTTTTACCACTACCCATCACAGCGTCCAGCACTTCAATACGTGTGTGTCCTCGCTGCCTCAGTGCAACGGCTTTCTGTTTTAATTCATCAGTCATTTTTCTCTCTACTCTCCTCCCATTCTTTATTCACCTGTTGTGTCCACTCAAGCCATTTCTCTCTACGGGACTTCTCCACTTCCACTTCTTTTGTCTCATAGTCGTATATGATCTTACCACCTTCCGAGGAAAAGTCTTGCGGTGTCATGCCATACCTTCCACATAGCGTCTCAAACTTTTCAAGAGAGTATGTGTCTGGAAAATCAAACCACTCACCTCGAACATGATATTTCTTGAACAACTTGTGGAGTTTCTTCTCAACTTCCTTTGCGTCCTCATTGGTTTTGTAGAATGCAAGCAATTCAACATCTAAACCAGATGAACTAATCAGTGAGGATAACCTCGCTCTTGGATTTGTGCTGATACCTATTTTAAACAGACCTATCTCACTTCTCATTAAGTAAAGATATTGCCTTTTCGCAACTGTGCTGGATTCTTTCTCTTTCTTTAGCTTGTTGTAGTGTGCCCATCCGAAGATAGGCTCCCTACTCACATACTTTCTTTTGTGTCGTGCCACATCTCCTCCTACTATTTACCCCATTCGATTAAACCAAAACAACCCGCTCACCATCTCTGATGAACAGGTTTTTGTATTTGGGTATGTCATCTACTCTATACATAATTTCCTCACTAATTACACCCTCCTTCTCGATATTCCTCTGGATACAGACATTTCTTCCCGTAGTTTTTATGGCAATCACAAATGTAGGAGTCTTCCACTTCCAATTGTTCATAGAAATAGAATGTTCCTCGTGCCAGCTCTTTCTCCACCCGTTCCTTTGTGTATTCAGGGTCAGTCAAGAGTTTGTATTCATCGTCCTTCATTTATCCTCCAATTTATAAACTTCAACATCCATCAATGTTTTCTTATGAAACAAATACCTAACGCCTTCCACTGTGTATTGACACAGATACTCCAGATGTCCAAATTGCTCACAATCGTGGAATATGTGGTCATTGATAATCCTTCGTTGTAACAAAGCCACTTCTTCCTCGTTCAGTTTTGTTTTCATTTTCTTCTCCAATAAAATAAGCCCCAACTAAAGGGGCTTTGATTCAATCAACGTATGTTTTAGTCAACATACAATGTGTCGTTCTGAGGGTCATATGATCCACCCATCTGTGCAATGCGTGCTACAATCTCTTTAATCACATGTCCTGTGTAATAACCTTTGTTACGATACTTGTAGATGCGATTTAGTGTGCTGGATGGATATTCCAGATTCACCAAAGATAGTTGTTTCTTACGGACATCCTTGATAGCTCGATGATCTGTGTAAACTTCAAACTGGGTTTCATCGTCATTCCAAAGCATAGCAAAATATGTAGCTGAGAAGTCAAAGCTGTTAATCAAATCTGCAACATCTGAATAACGGCGTTTACAAATGATTTGCACTTTCACACATTTCTCTGGTTTCTTGAAATCTTCTCCTTTCATATATGTAAAGAGATGCCCTAGAGGGCAAGCAAATACTATACCAAAGCCCTGACCCTCAAAATAACTTTTGATTGCTTCAAGATCACCATCGTGTGTTAGGAACATATCGTAATCAGAGATGTCGTTACCAAACAGGCTATCTCGTACAGCCCCGCCAGCCAAGATAAGCCCATCAAAGGAAAGCAGGGCATCTTCCACGTCAGAATCAATAGCAGAGAATCGGGCGTCTTTCAGATTTGTCAGTTTAAGCATTTGTATTCCTCCTTGTTTGTGATGTGTTGATGATAGGCTCCTCCGAATCCTGTGTCAACAACTATTTCAGCCAAGCCTCCAAATCTTCTTTTGTGTGTATTCCATTCTGCTCCATCCACAATGTAGCAAACTCCCTCATCTTCTCAAAACTAATACATTGGCTCCACCCACCACCAATATCCACAAGAGGTCGTAATTGACGTATGCGTGATATTTCATGCTCTGCCTCTCGTAGACTCTCAGGATTTCAAGCCTCTCTTCTGTTGTGTATTTCATTCTTCCTCCTGCATCTGTGCAATCAAAAACTTGTTCTCCTGTTCAAGCATCCCTTTCTCTTGTGTCAAGGTTATCACCTCACGCTGGAGATTGGATATCTGATTGTAATAATCTTTAATCAGCTCTGCAACCTCTGGACCCTCTTTCGGATGTATTGGTTTACGACCCATAATCCCATAAAGGCGTAATAGCAGCTCTGCTGGATATTGGTTAGTTTTTAAAATCATTCAACACATCCTCCATATTCTTCTGCATTCTTTCTATTGTGCAAGCAAACACATTCCTCTGATCAACTAAATGCTCCCAACAGGGAATTATTTGCATCTCCTTGTATCGTGCAGAGCCTAATGATATTTCTGCTGTAATGAGATGTCCATATTCGTCTTTCTGTGTATACCAACGTATTTTAGATGTCATTGTAACACCACTCATCACTTTTCCAGATTGTAACGACTACGCGATTACGAAAATCCTCGTAGCTTCTGAATGTATTTGTCTTGGCGTCATATGTGCAACTGCCCACATAACCCTCTTCTCCTGACCTACGACATGAGCAGTTAGACCCGTCGATAGGAAGCTCCAAGTAAATACTTTTCCATTGTTTATTCATTGTCATAATACTGTTCATTCTTCAATCATCTCCCTAATATATTCTCCTATAAACTTAGCAGCATCAATCTCCATAATTTTACCCCCTTCATCTATATTACTAACACGCATGAGACGTGCTACAACATTACAGATGTGGTGGAATTCTTCTTCCTTGTATATGCCCATCTCAATAAGAGCATCGGCTGCATCGTCTGTCCAAGCTGTTTGTTCAATGTGTTGACGTATGTGTCTTGGGACATAAGGACTTTCTTCTTTCATTATCTTTCTCCTCCGTAAACAAAATAGCCCAACATCGTTAAATGTCAGGCTATGATATCAATTATTTTTCTTTTGTGCAAGCTTTTTGAAGACGTAATCAATGATGGCCTCAAGCAGCCAAATTCCCCACCATACAGGGAATATAATGACTACAGCAATGTGGAAATACACATACACTTCCTTTACAGAAAGCTTTGTATTGCGATATTCCTCACGATAGAGCTGATACACTCCTTGCTCTCCAAGAAACTTCCATGTTGCTAACAGAAGCAGGACAGAGAGGATAAGGCCGATAACGTAGTATGTAATTAGGAATGTCATTTAGATTTCTCCGTGTATTCATCTAACAGAAGTGCTTGTAGCTCTGGATCATTCCAATCGAAATCATCGTGTACATCAAGCACTGTTACCTTAACACCAACATCTTCGATTTCTAGTTTTTCTAAGTCACCGAGGTCATCAAAATTCTCTTGGTTAACGAATACAATCTCATCTGCCCACCATATCAAAGCCTGACTGATTGGAATCAGGGCATACTCTTGACAAGAACCAACTGCTCGTGTATTGAAACCAAACTGCCGGTGTAGCACATTGGCAAGGGTTGGCGAACGGAGCATGCCAGCGGAGCACACGCACAAAACTTTCTTAGCCTTTCCTTGGAATGGATTACCCACATTCGCCAACTGGTTACGCTTTCCAATAATCATCCTATTTCTCCTCAATGAATCGTTGCTTTTGAATATGGAACATCAAAGAGCGAAGCTCTCTCCTCTTGGAACACCTCTTCTTCCTCTTGTTCTTCCTGATATCCTACAGACATCATCTCCTCATAATGTAAATCAACATATGAGATAAGAACATCCAATTGTGTAAAGGGATGGTTAATCTCTCCTCCTGTCAAACGAGAATAGGCTGTCTGAACACTCTTGAACAAGATGGCGTAGTCGGCAAGTTCCTTTTTGATGGCTTTCATGTCGGGAGTTCCGTCTGAGTGTTCAAGAATCTCCTTCCAGATGGTTTCCCAAATAGCCTCCACTTTGTCTTCATTGTTCACTATTCCACCTCCACCGTATGAATAAATATTGTGTCCGTGTATTCTAGCAAATCATCCTCTTCCAAAGCAAGCTCTTGAAGCTTATCTTCTCGCCATTGTTCATACACAGCACTGTCAGCCCATATATTTCCAAGATGCTCCTCCATCATTTCATCAAACATCTCTTTATCTTCTGCATTAAATTGAGCAACACGCCCCACTTTGTTGTTGTGCTCGGAGACGAAAACAAGAGCCTTCTCAAATGTAGAGAAAGCTCTTACATCGTTTCTTACATTCACTACATAGACGCTAGTCGATACATACATATCAGCTCACCAAATATACAGATAGACCATAACGATTGATAGCTTGCTCTAGTGTGCAATGAACATTCTTTCCATTGACAGGGGCTTGAGTGTAGAACGTTCCATCTCGTTTTACAACAGTGAAAGCTGGAGCATCATCATCTGTGCTGTATTTGACGAAACGAATGTTATCAAGGATAACGCCTGTGTCAAGGTAGAAGATTTGTGCTCCGTTTGGAGCACGTACACGAATTTTATTGGTCATCTTCTTTCTCCATTTCAAGTTTTTCAATAAGCCATGCTTCAAGATAGTCTGTGTCTACATTGAAGCGTTCTTCACAATATTCTTTTGACGGAGCGTTTATTGTTTGAATAAACGCATCAGTATTATCGTCGAAAATATCAGCTCGTGCAACAACCCATTCAATTTGTGTGTATCCGTAGAAATCATCAGGATTATCAGCAGAGAAATCGGCTTCTTGTTTATGATAATACACCACATCAAGCACAAGCCCTGCATAAAGCTCTTTTGCATTCTCTTGAAATGCTACAACATAACAAAATTCTTTAGACATTATGTATGTTCCTCCTCATATCCACGATCTTGCATCTCAGCCCAAATATTAAAGCTTAGGCGTTCCAGTATATCATCTGTACATTCCTCAAGATTCTCAATAATCAGGAATACAGCATCTTGGATTTCTTTCTGTGTAATCAATTATCTTCCTCCATTTGTCTGAGCATAAGCTCCCCTTTCATTGAATACATAATGTCTACAAGCATTTGCTCTGTAAGCTCACCACTACGGAACATAATAACATCTGCTGCTGTCTTTGTGTCACACATATTCAAAAGAAACTTGTAATTCTCTGTAATTTCTAAGCAGTCAGTCATTTCTCACCTCTATTGAAAATCCCAGTTATCATAGTCGTAGTCATCCTTGTGGTAAATTCCGTGGTAACTAGAATTTCTTTTTGGATGACTGTCACTGTCGTGTGTAGAGTTATATAGCTCGGTCGTGTTCTTCTTCTTTACTTGTGAATTATTAAACAAACACCTACCATCAGGGTCACGAAGAATACACTTCGTACCTTTTATAACAATTTTACCTTTCCTGTTCCATTCATCAAGAGTTCTCCAAGTCATATCACTAAGTTCTCCCTAATAAGACATTCTTCTTTTATTGCTTTGTAAATAATATCAAGACTACCTTCCTGCACCCCTGCTGTCCAAGCTTGCCAAGCCATTTCCATTCCTTGTGATTCGCATATAAAGATTTTCTTGTTCTGATATTCTACAAGATTTAGATTTGGGAGACTACTGTGCGGCAGCACGTCAATAGCACAGCCCGATACAGCAAAGCATGTCAGGAGGATAATCTTCATCTTATTTCTCCCATATCGAATCTAAGAGCTGACTCTTTTGGTCAACACTAAGATAATCACTTGTCAGAATAATCCTATTCATCCGACGATTGTTAGATGCCCAAGCAGCATCAAGCTTTTGTTTAAGCTCTGCTATCTCATCCATCAAAGCTCTACGCTCTGAATTCAATAAAATGTCTTCTTGTTTTTGTTCTTGCATTTTCTATTCCCCTATTGCTCGTTGTGAATTCCAAGAGAAGCATTCCCTTCAAACAATGCTTCAACTTCTGCCTCCATCATAGCAAGCTCCTCAGCCTGTTGCAACAGCTTTTTAGTGAGCTGGATGCTGATGAGAAGGTCTTTCTGACGTACACGCCTCACACACCCTTCATATTCTCTAGCTGAAGATTCTACGAGAGTGTTGAGGACATAGCTCAGAGCTTCCACTTGAGAAGCTGCATTGTAATGTGTGTTCATCTCTTTATCCTCGATTTTGTGCATGATAGACAATCTGCCAGACAGCCTTACCATCCTCATCTACACCAGATTGTACAGTGAAAGCAGCAGGACGTGCATATTTTGCAAAGTCAAGCAGTGCATCTAGGTTTGTGAACAGTCGTGCAATTTGAGAAGGAGTTTGCACTTGTCCTTCTACAAAATTTTCTTCAATTTGTTCTGTCATTTCTGATTCTCTCCTCGTTCGTTTCTCCACAACAGCAAATCTCGTATAAGAATATCTGCTGTCACTTTCACCCTTGTAGGGTAGTCGCTTTCTTTCAGGTTGTAAAGGCTTCCAGCCTTTAAATTATCTTTTGTGACCAAATCTTTGTTAACATGCTCAATGTTATCCCAATTCTGTAGCAGATAACGAGCCATCTTGTCGTAGCATTCATCTGATAGGATGCTTTCGTAAACCACATAATAGCAATACGATGCTACAATGAAGAAGCTTAGAGCTGTGTTAGGGTTTCCTTTGAAGGCTTTCCTCGCAGCTTCATCATAATTCCCACCAACAATTTCAAGCTTCACTTAGGTCTTCCTCTTCGTCACATTCTCCGCTTTCACTCAACAAGCCTAAGTAAATCAAATCCTCCTCTATATATTTAGGAAACTCGCCATACACTTCCTTGTACTTCAAGTAGACCCTCCTAGCTTGCTCCTCCTCATCCCAATGCAACGGCAGCCCTACCCTCTTATCCTCAAATTTAAAACCTCCGGTGTAGCTTCCAGAAGCTTTATGATAGGCCACATATTTAAACCTGTTCTTTCCTCTCACCTTTCGTTGATTATTTCTTTGCTCCTTAGTAGTAGCCCACCGGACATTACCTTCCTCGTACCCTTTATTATTATCTATACGATCTATTGAATAACCCATCCCCGGTTTTGGACCGACGTAGTTATAAAATTTTAGAAAATCTTCTTCCCAACTCTTTTGCAAAAAGATACCTCTCCCACCATAATCGTCATATTTCTTATTATTCGGATTACGGCATCGATCTTTTATCGCAGCCCATATCATATATTCGTTAGTTTTTGTCATTCCGTGTTTGAATACCCTATCAACAAGATTTTCATTTTTCAGACAACCACAGGACTGAGTTTTACCAGATGTGAGCTGGCAAGCCAGAACATTAGTCTCTTTTCCGCACTCACACCTACATTTCCACTGCACCCTCCTTGCGCCACTCGGATAATAAACATCAGGCAGCTCACCTATTACGGTGAGTCTACCAAAGACTTGATCCATTAAGTTTTTAAAATTGTATGGTCTTTTCATAACTATTTTCTCCTATTTGTCGATACATACGTCACAGCTTCTGCAAGTTTCATGCAAGTGGGCCACCCTGTACACAAAATAGCTTTCTCTTCTCGTGTGTGCTCAAAACCATTCGGAGCTGGTGGAAGCTGTTTGATCTTGTGACGCTGTTCATACACATCTGACAGCCAGACGTCTAAGAAGAACAAAACACCACCTAAGAAAACACTCCAGCAGATAAACTCAAAAGAAGTCATCCTGTTATTCATATTTTCATCCTCCATAAACAAGAAAAGGCGTTCTTCAGAATGAAGAAAAGCCACTAACCAATCTCTATGTAAAGAGAATAAGCTAGTGGCTTCTGTGTGTCAATGATTTTCTTCATTAAGTTTTTCTACTGAAACACCATTTTTAATTAGGTACTTCAACCCCTTGTCACAACGGAAATCGTGTTTGTAATAGACCTTCACAATCCCCGCATCCACGATATCAATAGCACATTGCTCACAAGAACTGTGAGTGCAGAATAGTGTCGCCCCAACAGCAGATTCAGATGATTTTATCAGACCCATAAGTGCGTTTATTTCACTGTGCCTAACTTCTGGTCGTGTTTTACCTGCCTCATCTTCAAGAAGTCCGTCAATATGCGCTGGCAAAGCGTTGTAGCCGCACGAGATTATCCGGTTGTTCTTTACAATCACACTCCCAACCTTCAATCTCTCTCCGACAGAACATTTAGCAAACGCTTCGGCACACTCCATATAGGCAAGTTTATGCTTGTGTTTCAAAACTTATCTCCGTGATACGGACATTTCTTATTAATCACCCAATAACCAGTGCCGGCTCGTTCTTTGTTGTCTAGATACGGACAAAGGCATTCAGGAAGACGAAATTGTGTAAGGTGCCAATTTTTATCCATTGGAAAGTTCCAGAGCCACTGAAGGGAATACTCAACTCCTTGAAGCACTTCCAACACTTTCTCTTTGTCATCGAAAAACATATCTGGACGCGAAACAATCTGTTCACGCATCTTATGAAGCACGCCAATTGCAATACAATCTTTTTCAGACAGCCCTTGTTTCTTTGCTAGTTCTTTATTGTGTGCCATTATTCCTCCCGGTCCATAGTGACAATGATGTAGCGATCTGAGCAATCTTTACAAAGGCAAAGCCAATCGCCAAGATAATCCAATCGATATCCACGCTTTTTGTCAATCTCATCGAAGGTGGCCCAATCGTCTTCTTCAAACTGATAGTTCAGATTTGCATCGTAGAAAACTTTCTCATTGCACCGATCACATAGCCGGTAGTCTGCTGCTGCCATTGTTTTCTCCTATTCAAAATCATCCTGTTGAATAACATCATTCTTCAATACATCTATCAGCTCATGGAATGTCATATAGCTCTCACTGTAATTCTTTTTAAGACTCGAAGAAGGCCACCAAATCCCTCCTGTGTTAATAAGAGGCTTTCCTGTAACAGCTCCAACAAGAGAATAGTAGCGTGTTACTACGCCAGACGGAAGAGATTTTGTCTTACGAGAAGAAACAATGTAAAGACCATCCACCCCATCTACACGAACAGTTTCTTGGTAGTCGTAAATGTAATTGCTCATTATTTAAGCCCTTTCAGTCGTGGGGAAAATCCTTTCCGTGTGTTTGAGCCGTAGCACGTCAAATCCCCGCTTTCTGTTTTACTTTTAGTTTTCACATTCTTGATTGCTCGGATTGTATACTTACCTTTCTCTCCTGTCCACTCATCACAAAGCTGTTGTGCCTTGGCTCGGTCCTTACATTTCACGAAAATCGCTTCACCTGAAGCTGGACGGAAGTAAAACGCAGATGGGGCAGTGAAGTCATCTTCTTCGAGAGATTCAAAAGGTACAACAATATACACTTCTTTGGTCATACTTCGACTCCTTATTACAGAACAGTGTTGTCTTCAACAAAGCAAGTGAAGAGATTATCATAGCCCGTAGACCTATCTACACGAATGCAAACAGTCTTTAGATGATTCTCTGGTTGCTTCTTACATTTAATCTTCATGTAAAGAAATGGGCAGATGTAGAAAGATTCAAGAGCCACTTCTGATTTATATTGGAACACTCCTTTTGGTGTGTAATAAGCTTGTCCAATTACAGCCTCTTCGCGTTCTTTCAGACGATTGAATTTGTGAGGGCTTAGGTTGCAGATAAGTCCTTTCTTGATGCTTGTCATTCTACTCGCTCCACGCACGGCTCTGTGATTAGGACATGTTCTACAATACTGTGACCGGCATACCCCTCTGACCACTCTGGATTACTGTCGTAATAATATTCCGCCAGTTCTCGGGTTTGATAAACACCCTGAGTCCAAGTGTCGTGTGCGTCATAAAATTGCAAAATAAATACTTTCATTTCAAATGTTCTCCCATTCTTCCTCAGACAGTGTTTTCAGGCGTTCAATCTTTTCTTCGTAGTAACGAATCACCGCATCCTTTGCTTCTTCAAATGTATAGCCACAATCACAGGGGCTATCACAAAAGGGATTCTCACAGAAAGTTGATTCCATATCACATTCTACAGGTAGATGAATGTTTTGACCGCTTGGACCGTATACAAGAGCGTAGCGATTCATTTCTTACGTCCTTTGATAATCACATTTTTCTTGTAAGGCTTAATCAAGCAACTGACAATTGACACCAATTCAGCGGCAAGGCTTATGGGTCCAAGAAGAACATAGACAAAGAACTTCTCAGAAAAAGTTGAGAGAATTGTGTCTTGTCCGTTAAACCAAGTGTTGATTAGGCCAATGGTAAAACCAATCAATCCACACACCAACCAAAAATATACGAATGTCATTTCATTTCTCCTATTCACCACTTAACAAGAGTGTACATGTTTACAAACTGTCGCTCTTCGTAGAAGAACTCAACTCCAAATCCCAACTCTACGAGCTTCTTGCAAGCAGCTTCCCATTCCTTTGTACGGCTGTATCCTCCTCGGGTCCAAAAATCAGAGTGCAGCGCTGCCGTATGTTGCTTCTCCTCTGCTTGTTCTTTGATTACCTTCAAAGCCTCTTCAACATGGTCATCCACTGATGGGCCTGCCAATTTTCGAGCATCTTCGGCTGTGAATTTATTCATACTATCCCTCCCCTGTTAATTTTTGCAACTCTTCTAATTTTCGTCTTAAAGCCGAGAGTAGATTATCGGGCCAATTTTTGTTGTTTACAATATACTCTTGAAGTTTTATTATTCTCCTTTTCACAATTAATTCGTTGTCTGTATCCATCTTTCTTTTAAAGAATTGGTTCACATCGTTGGGTACGAATATGCAAGTATCTTCCGAATAATAAGATAGACCTGCGGGGCTTAATATGTCTTTATCTATACTCCAAAATCTCCCGTTCGGGTCTTTGTTATTATAACCTTCTTGGTTGTTGCACCAAGTTGCGAACTCTTGAAATGAGCTAAACTTATTTTCACTAGACTCATACCCCGGTCTTTCTTTCAAAATATATCCGTTAGAACATCTACCGTTAATCTTGACCCACAACTTAAAACTTCTTGTCCAATACTGAATGTATTCTTTCTCAGTGGTCTCGCTAAAGGTTGTCACCCACTCCCAATTCTCTCCCTTGAAATCTTTAATATTATACACCGATCTGTTCTTTTTAGACATACACTAACTCCACCAACTTTGTGATTTTCTAGCCAACATCTTACCAATCAGTTCCAGATCATTTTTCTTGTTGGATGCAATAATTTTATAAAAGCTTTTACTTTTGTAAGCAGGGAGCGTGTTTGGTTTTTGTTCGAAACCATACCCACCAAAGAGTCCGCTGTCACTTACTTTCTTAAAATCCAGCTTGTCATCCGTATAAGTATCTTCGTTGATACGATGCAAGAGTTCAGCAAAAACTTTAAGCTCTTTTGCAGTCTCTTCCGAACGCATCAGATGACCATGTTCCTTATGACAACGCGACATATCCCTTGCACAAGTTTCCATGAACTGAAACATTCCATGGTAGTCCCAAGAACGATATCTCCACAGAGCCTTTCGGAAGAGCCACAGATTACGGAGGAACTTCCAGACTGTTGCTGTTTTAAAAGCCCACCACAGATCGCTCGGAAAGAGGATGATATTCTGAAATTTATCAAATCCGGTGTCAGTGATCCAATGGATGATTGGTGCTTTCTGCTTACAAATTTCTTCGTGGTCGTCCCACCCTTCCCAAGTAAGTGCTAGTGGATTGGTCAATCCGAAATGTTCACGAATTTTTAGTGACAGCTTGCTGCTGCTCCAATAGTTTGCTCTGGTAGGACGGATCATGATTTAATCTCCTTGTTTGTGTTGATGGGGCTAGAATAAATCAGGCTAGCCCCTGTGTCAACGATATTTTATCCAATATCTTCCGGTTTTTGATTGGAAGGTGTGTCCTTCGGTTTACGTTCAGCAGCTTTCCGAGCCTTAGCTTCCTTCTTGGCTTTTTCTGCTTCGTGAGCAGCAAGAGCTTTCTTGGCAGCTTCGAACATCATGTCCTCGATAGAGGGCGGTGGCTCGTAACCTTCCATTTCTTCGTTCTCACGCTCAGTACGCACCTTGTCAAAGTTTTCCAGCCTCTCCATCACATCGTCTGAATCAAGATAGATGTCAGTCCCGGTCAGAATAGCTTCGATTTCTTCTGGATGCAAGAAATTTGCATACTCTTCTCTAATACGTTTGTGCGTTTGCTTACGAAGAAACTGAGCAGCCTCATACGTCTCGCATTCTTTCCCGTAGTTGCCACCAGAAACTGTGTGGCTAAACCATTCTGCATATTTACTCACACCCCAAGTGTCACACGCTAGAAATACGAACGTTGCCATACTCCCGCAATCATGTTCAATAAACCCAACCACGCACGCTTCGCTTTCTTGAATAGCGTTGATAATTTGATTACCGCTTCTCACTTGACCACCACCCGAATTAATACGAATAATAAAGTGGTCTTCTTGTCGAGCTGCACGGAGTGCATGACACAGCTCAATGTACTCATCGGGGTTGCCAATAGAACCAACAAGATAGTATTCATACAGAACATGGTCGCCACAATCTGTTGAGATTAGCTTGTTGGGTTGCATCAACGGAAACATCTTGATTTCATCTTCCATTATTTACTCCTTAATATGTGAACGGTACTTTTGCTCTGCGTCTTCTCTTGCCTTAACTGCATCATCGAAATTTGCAAACAAACCAAGGTATATAGCATTATTGTCCACATATATCGTAGATACCCATTTTTGGTGCTGATTATTAAAGCTTACACCAGTTTTCCCAGATGTGTTATTTGAAAACAATCCTTTGTTTATAGCTTGTAACGGAGGACTAGCCCAGCGACAATTTTCCTTGCAGTAATCGCCATCTGGGTCTATTCGATCAATAGAGTAACCCTCTGGACACGGACCCATATCTTCATAGAACTTTAAAAATGAAGACCTCCACTCAGCACTTATCTCAATTTCCTTATCGTAGTACCACTTCTTAGTGCTCTCATAAGGATAAGATGTTCTGGCAATAATCCCAGCCCACACTTTGTATTCCTTTGAAGCACTAAGGCCATGATTCTCTCTTCGGCTACCACGCTTAGCTTCCAAAGAGCAACCACAACTCTTAGTGCTACCATTCCTGAGATGGCCCGCCTCTACCTCCTTTATTTGTCCGCAGGAGCACTGAACTTTATACCGAGCAGACTTACCCTTGTTCGGTGCCTTTTCTATGACAGTTAACTCACCGAATACGTCGCCAGCACTCAGAGGCTTACCTAGCTGTTTCTTAGTACACGAACAGTTCACTTTTTCTACGTAATCTGACCTAACTTTTTCAAGAAAGTCTCCACAAACTTCACACTGAGCAGAGAAAAACTTCCTCTTACCCTCTGTGAAAATGCTTTGTATTTTCCACCTGCCTATCTGTTTAATCATTTTCATAAGCTATAATAACGTCCCTCACAACATCTGCTCGTTGAATGGCTTCCATCGGGAACTTGTAATATCCGATACGTTCGTACTTCTTTTCCATTTCTGGCGTGAAGAAACGCTTTAGTGCGTCTTTCAACCCTGCCCGACCGTGATTGTTATCTGTATAGAGCTGACCACTAGAACCAAGAACAATACACCGAGTGCCGTGCCCAATACGCTCAAGTAGCAACTTTAGGATCAGAGGCTCCATGAGCTGACATTCGTCCAGAACATAGATGCAATCCGAATATGTCTTACCTAGTGCAAAGTTTGGGATGGTAAAGAAGATACGCTTTCCTTCGTCCGCCTCCATTTTGTTTTTACCGATGAAATCTACAAGCAGAGCCTTGGTAGATTCAAAGTGTGGACCGAGCTTATCGTCCATACCCGTGGTAGCTGCTCCCGGCAAAAACCCAATCCGATCTTTACCAACTTCCGCTGGAGTACGAACAAAAACAATCTTCTTGTTCACATCTGCCAAATACTGCTGACATGCGTAATATAGGGCAACAGAAGTCTTGCCCACACCAGCTACTGAGTCTACAAAAGTTATGTCGTGCTCTTGGATCACTTCAAGAGCCTCTTTCTGCCACTTACTAGGCGAGAAAGTTTTCATCCCTACACATTCTACATCTGATCGAGTTGATTGCTTCGGTGTTTTGTCGGCCCGCGTTTTCTTACGAGGCACGGCGATGGTATCACCGTCAACCTCCATCATAATAACCCTTTCTCGTGCTCCCATCTTAATTCTCCTTCTTCACTTTATTAAGAACCTCTTCAGCAGCTTTCAAACTTTCTTGTGCCTTACGAACAGCTTCCTTAGCAGCTATTTCTTCTTGTGATTTACCATCTATAAATTTTAGATAAACTTCTACCAGACGAATTGCATACGGATTTTCTGTAAAAATATAGTCAAGCGGGATACGCAAGTTCTCGTAACGGTTTGTTGAAATTTCAGCATATTTATCAGTTAGTGTAATTTTATTACCTCTATCCAGAAAGCATTTGAATACATAATTCATCACATTTCCTCCAAATGTTCACCAAACACAATATCAAAACACTCCAAAGCACTCAACTCCCCAAGAAAGCAAAGCTCAATATCACCACGAAGGCGAACAACATCAGAATGCCGAATCCCTTCCATATAAGCAATATTTTCAATCTCTTTAAAATAAGAGACGAAATCATTATCTTTGAATACCGGCTTACCATTAACTTTGTTACTACGTACTGTTACCATTTCTGTTAATCCTCCAAAATCAAATGATACAAATCATGTTCTTTCAATATCTTGCTAAGCTTCATATTCTCTTCGATTAGCATTTTACGCTCTCCAATCGTAACTTGCAACAGGTACTCCAAGGTTTTTGTGTAGTTGCACATATTTAAATCGTTACGGAGCATTATCGATGCCACAGTGCCGTTTAATCCCTCAGGGTCAAGTTGTTTGATGAAGTCAATCTGCTGTGTGTTCAAGCTTTTTCTCCTCAACACAAGCATATTTTCCGCTAACGCGTTCTGCAACAGCATCCAAAAGGTCTGGTTCACCTGCACACAGAACAATCCAGAGCGTAATAAACCCAAAGAACCACTTATCAGCATCACTCATCATTCTTCTCATCTCCTCTCTTAATTTCATAAAGAAGCTTTATAAGCTCATCATCACGCCTTGTTCGTATTTCAATATGCCCGTATAGCTTCAAGACAGCTTCCACGACAATTGCAAGCTTTTCCTCTTGTATCATTTACACTCCTTAAACAAATCAAAAGCACACTTGTAAAGTTCTAGAGACTTCCAACCATCCTTTTGAAAAATGTATGACCACTCATCCTTGAAGCACCGGAAGAACATAACAGAACTATACTTAGTAGCCTTACACAGCGCCTCCGCTGGCCTGATTAGATATAGTGCAAAAGTAATGACTAACAGATGCCAACTTAGTTTCAAATAGCGTTTCATTTCTTCTCCTTCTCAGAATACCACTCAAGAAAGCAGCCCACGAATTCAACTGCTGTCTCATTAGGATTCATATTAGCAAGCTGTTTCAGTGTTGTGCAACCACAATCTGTAAGATATTCCTTGATATCCACTCCAAGATGCTTAGCTGCTCGCTTCAAATATTTAACTTCCTGATTACTGATATAACTGGCGGGCATACGCAGGCCATATTCTTTTGCCAATGAGCGGTGGTAATTCTCATCTGCATAATTCTGACGAAGAGATTCACCAGCCTTCTTTTTCTCTTCACGCTTGGCTTTAGCCTTCTCAAGCATTAAAGCTCGTTCTTCTTGACTTATGTTTTTAAGGTAGTCTTTGTTCATATTCTCCTCCCGTGTAGGGTAGCTTAGGTTGAGGATAGATCGTTGATTTCTATCCTCATTTTCAATACTAAATGCCCGTAATCATCTCATCCTAGAGAGGCATTACAGAATCTCCATCTTCAAAACATAACAAACAATCCTCCCTGAACTCGGAGTTATGCTCTCTGCCGCCATTATCAAACCACACAGTGAAGATTCTATTAGGAATTCCGCATTCAAATTCATACACAGACTTCACAGTCATCGTAGGACCTCCAGATTTAAGCCTGACTACACAACCACTCTTAATCATTACCCTCTCCTTATACCAAATCAACAGGTGTAATTGTATCAGCTAAAGAAGGAACGATATCTTTCGTCTCAACAACACCAGAAACAGAATCCATTACAGTGATGCGGAAGAAATCAGCACCTCCGTACGACGATCCATATCCTGTTCCATCTAGACGCTCAATCATTGCTGAGTACTTATCGAAGACAGCCTTAAGCTCATTCAGAAACAAGCACATCGCGGTTAGCTCTGGTTCCTCCGTTCCATCTGTAATAGCTTGATTCACCCAACTGATAATAGTGTTTAGATCAACAAGAATTGCATCGAGGGCAACATCTACTTCTGCTGGCACCACCACACCTTCAGCTTCTACTAAACTAACTTTATCCGCCATATCAAGCAGTCCAGTACGCAGTGCTGTAGTATCAGCTTTAATTTCATTCAGTGCTTCAATTGTCATTCTTCGTAGCCTCCGAGAAGAAGATATAGTTTGTTATAGTGAGGGTCTGTTTCCTTTACAAACCTGTTATTACGATAATCAGTGTAGTTCCAATGGTTAGCTACGCCATATTTATTTAAGGTAGGGTCAAACTCTATGACAGAAGCGGTGCCTCCCTGATCACAGTAGCCTGTTCCTCGCTCATGGTAAACAATTTCTACAATTGCGTCTTGGTCTTGCGTTTTAAGCCATTCCGTAAATTCATAGACTGTCATTTTAATTCCTCCAATGTCTTTTCAACAGGTGTTCCAACGATGTAGAGCCTCATTATGTCTGAGTATTCCTTCTGCGTCAAGGGACGTTCAAGCTTTTCTTTTAGCTGCCTCAGATACCACTCCCATCCGCCCTCTGTAACATGTTCTTTCATTTCTTCTCTCCTCTTTATTGAACATCTAGGAGAAGAATACATCCCATTGCTCCTGCACGTCAAGCAATTTCTTCAAGAAAATTTATTTGTTTTGTGTGTTGACAGGAGGGGAGAGGTGTGAAACACTATGAACATCTCTGCTAGACCTGTATGTCATAGGACTTCTTGTCTTTGTGATAGGACTTAAAGTCCTACATTTATAGGACACGATGGCCCAATAGAGAGATAGATAATACAGATAGAATAAGAGAGATAGAAAATCTATTATGGGACATTAAGTCCCTTGACTCTTTGTCTGTTTGTGTTATCTTGTATTTAGCAAAGCTCTTCATGCTTTTAGAGGCGAAGCCTATATTATTTTGTTGTGTGCAAGAGCAGAGCGAATTTAATGAGACAAAACGTTATAGGACACGATGTCCCATGACAAAGGACTTAACTGCTTATGAGGAAGATTTATGAATTTGAAACTACCGTTTAAGGTGCTGGGATGGGTGGATGCCAATCGAGGTCCGATGTCCCGACAATCGTTCATTGTTCAGTGCCTTGTTAAGCTGGTTGAGATTGATGAAATAAAGGGCACTACGAGTAAGTGATGCCTTACCCACAAAACTATAGAACTGAGGTAAGAAAATATGGAAGAAACGATTTTTTATAAATACCCAGAAAAGCTTATGCGAGCTACTGGATACATTCACCCGTCTTCTGGAGAGCTGATAGAACTGACAGCTAACGAGAAGAACATCTATGTGGTCATGAAGAAGAGGAACTCCTTCTTTGACAAACACTTTGACAAACAGGAAGACATTTCCGAGCTTTCGGGTGTAAGTCTCAAACAAACAGGAAGGATTCTACGATCATTCATAGACAATGAAATTATTGTTGCGAACAAGGGTAGTAGTGGGCAACACAAGAATTGGCGCTATGAGAAGGTTGCACCCCTGAACTTGTATCAACAGAAGACACAAGGATCATCTAAAGAATTTATCAAGCTTGGTGCTGTGGAGGAGGATTTCTGGAAATCAGAAGTGAAACCAGCTAAGAAAGTGAATGAGTGGAGAGCCGCCGAAAAGGTTAAAAGCGTTTATACACCACCAGCACCAAATTGGGACGACGAAGAAGGATTGCCATTTTAGGAGATTTTATGAATTTTGATTTTGGAAAGACAGTCTCAGAAATGGCTGAAGGCAGAACAAAAGAGGAGTTACTTGAAGACTCTAATCTAAGCTTCCGTCAGATCACGGATGATAGTAATCCTTACAGGGATAGCGGACACTACTCTCGTTCCAAGGAGTTGAGATTTTATGTCGAGGTACTAGATGCAGGTTTAGGAGATCATGTTGTAATGCACAACAATGGACGGTGGAAGGTTCTTGACAAATACTGGTTCTTTAGTCAAAGTGGCAAGTGGTCTGTAGTAGGAAAGGGTACGATTTACAGATCAAAGGGGTTTCCAGATTTTGTAGAAAGGTTTCTTTCCAACAACTACAAGTACCAGAGGCTTTTGGCATAAAAAGGCTAATGTATAAGATTTGCATGAAGCCATGTGGAACGCTTGGAAAAACGTTCTTAGTGATACAAAATTCTGTAAAGTGGAGAGAAAATAAAGAAATTCTATCAGAGGGGGCTTGACAGATAGACTATCTGTGACTTAGAATCTACATATAGCAGTAACTAGGAGGATTTTATGTTAGACGAATTGCACTGCTCCCACGTTGAACGGTGGATAGCTGGATATGAGGGTAAATACTCTGTTCGAGTAGATGGCGAGATTGTCTCTTACCGGGGTAAATTACCACGGTTCTTGAAGGGCGTCATTATTAACGACAAAACTAGAGGTGTCACCACCTATCGAATAGCGGCTCTGCCTAAGCTTGATCGGGAGAAGAAATACCAGAACATGGTTTACTTTCACAGGGCTGTAGCTGAAACATTTCTGGAAAATGTTCACAACAAATTACAAGTTAACCACATTGATGGAGATAAGGAGAACAATGATGTACGGAACTTAGAGTGGTGTACTCCATCAGAGAATGTTAAGCATGCATACGAAACAGGCTTGGTCACAATCCCCGTAAGATCACTCGACGAGGGTGTCCGAATAAAAAGAGTTGATAAATATATTTTAACGGGTTGTACTAGCGGATTTTCCGTAGACTCGATAAAAAATCACTTAAGGGAAAGTGATTTCATAAGAAACCACGTCCCTCCTGAGTTAATTTCGGTTTATAAAAGCTTTACCGAAGAAAGCCCCTTGGCCAACTGGAACCGCTTCGTTGATTTGTTCAAGCTGTGTGATGATAGAACCTATTCTCTACGCGATATAGCCAGAATCACAACTCTTGACCCGTCATACATTAGTTTTATTAGAAACGGTAAGCGACTCCAAGATGCTCGTAGAATTTACGATAAATACAAAGACCAAGAATATTATTTTAAAAATTACAAACCACATAAGTGGAAGAAAAAGGAAGGTGAAGTAATGTCAAGATGCGCAAGTTGTGGAGTTATTTTAACATTGGGAGAGATGATGTTCGACCTCCCAGACGGGTCTATGAACGACATATGTTGGTCTTGTCAGCCTATTATTGATGATCCTGACATCGTACACGACACGAGTTATCAGTTTGAAGATTTGACTGAAGTTCCTATTTTCAACCCAATCACGGCTCCAAAACCACTAAATGACTGAAATAGTTGCATTTGTTTACAAAAGGGTGTATAATATATTGCAAGCTACAGTTGTGGCTTTGGTTAATCTAAAAGCTAGTAGCGAGGAATTTATTTATGAGTGAAGAAAAAGCAGACAAGCTTGGCCGAACTGGCGCTCAGAAAGGTGGTCGCCCAAAAGGCGTGAAGAGTACGAGAACTCCCCGTCAGCGTCGCCTCAGCGAAGTACTTAATAAACTAAATCCGATTGTAGCTAAAGCTCTTGCTAAAGCTGAAGCAATTCTGGATGCTGATCTTGAAAAGAGTGGTGTAAGTGCTACAGTGCAGTTGCAGGCAGCTAAGCTTGTTATTGATAAAGCTATCGAGCTTACAAACGAATGCTACAAACCTGACACAGCTTCAGGGGAAGCTCCACAAGATGATGACAATGAAGAAGAAGGCGCTGCTATTCTTAGCTTCACTGTTGTTGATGGAAAGAAATAAATTTCTCGTTAGCGAGATTCGGATCATAGGTTGAAAAAGTGCTTTCATGCCAAGCAATCTATGACGCTGCCGAGTAGACCAGCCTATGCAGCTAGGACATAGAAGACTTTCGAGTCCCTATGGCGCTACGAAATAAAAGAGGTAATGCAACCGGAAGAAAGCATCCCGCCGCCTCTCACGAGGTTCCAACCTAGAGTGGAATACGAAGCTTAGCTTTTAAGAGAATCCGATTAAAGCGCACATCTACCATGTCCGCTACGTTATGGTTGAGGGGCTGTAGTATGACGGCTCGTGGATAAGACATAGGTTCTGGTGGTCATTATCCAACTTTTTCTCCTAGCAACCTTCCCCGCAAGGGAGTTCTCCTCATTTGGTTGCTTCTCCTCCCCATGAGTTGTTAGACCTTTTCCTGCTAACATATTTGTGGGTTTCACATGAGATTGGCATGGCGTCGTAAGACGCTCTCCTCCGGCGAGCTTGCAGTCCCGCCCCAATCAGGCTGCTCTCTAACATTTTCTAATACGTTTCTACAGGAGGAGCGTATCAAAAAGTGTTAAACTAAACACACCTATTTAGGAGATACGAATATGACAAAGAAAAAAGAAGAGAATGTTGAAAACAACATTGTCAATGAATATGAAATCCAGCTTGGTCCTGTAGATCATCTCGGACACAAGTGGGCAGAGAATCTTATTAAATACACTAAGCTTGGTGCTGAAGTTAAGAAAGGCTCTTTGATTAAAGCTACATTTCCCCATCACGTATGGCTCACTATCTCTACAAGTGAAGTGCTGAAGAATGAACCTGGTGTTCAAGTGTTTCGTATCAATGAGACATTTACTAAAGAACAGCTTGAGTTGATGGAGTGGGAAGATTTCCGAGCAGCTTGTCAATCTAAGAAGATTCGCGGGCGAAAGCGTGACGATATGATGCGTGCTTATCTCAAAGCCACTGGTCAAGACCCAGATGCTATTTCTAAGAACAAGCTTGTCCCTAAAGGTGGGTTTGTTGGAGAGGAAGAACCTTCGATAGAGATTGCAGAAGAAAAACAAGATACAACTTCCCCTGAAGAATTTTCTACAGAAGAAAAGAAAGAAGAAGAATAAATATCCTCCCCTAAGGTAGACGCCAATGATTATATCAGGAAAACTTCTTACACCTACAGGGGAGCCACTTGCAGGCGCAAGACTTCGCCTGACAGCAACAGCAACCTTCCCAGAAGTTCTCAAGTTCTCAACACAAGAAGTGGTGGTTGATCCGCTTGGTGAATACAGCTTCGATATCCCCGTTGGTCGATATCGTGTGGATTTATGGGAAAAGTCAAGTCGTGGCTTTGTAAACATCGGGATCATTGAAGTTAGTAGTGAGACTACAGCCTCTGATATCAACACCCTTCTTATGGTGAATCAGACAAGTATTCCTCGTGATCCTCTGTTGGGCGCTATAGAGGGATTGGTTGAGTCTGCGCAAGAATCTGCTTCCGAAGTATCCTCTGCAATGCAAGAGCTTGATACACGGGTTAATACAGCAATTACAGAAGCTCTAGATGGATTTACTCCTCGTGACGGCGTAGATGGCATCAACGGCACTGATGGACGTGATGGCGTCACTCCTCAACTCTCCATTGGCATTGTAGCTGTTGCTGATGATCCAGAAGTTCAAATCACAGGTACACCAGAAGCTCCTATCCTTAATATCACACTCCCCAAAGGAGCTAAAGGGGATAAAGGCGACGTTGGTCCTCAAGGCTCTGCTGGTCCTCAAGGCTCTGCTGGTCCTCAAGGCGCACAAGGCGCACAAGGCGCAACCGGTCCTAAAGGCGATAAAGGGGATGTAGGAGAGAGGGGACCACAAGGTCCGGCTGGTGATGGCGTTGCTAAAGCCCGTACAAATGTTCTTACCAAGGGATTGTTCGGACGTTACAATGGCTTTACAACAAGCTCTGATTGGACAACAAACATTGTCATGGAGCTTGAATCAGATTTTACAGCTCTGCGGATTGGTATTCCTAATGCGCTTGCTACTGCTGTAAACGGTATTCGTGTAAGTGTAGGTGTTCTTGCAGCTCCTGTGCCACAAGCTTGGTTGGTGGATATCACTCCTACAGGTGGATGGATTGATGCTACATTTGATGGGGCTTCTTCTCTGAATGCTCCTGCTCGTATTGCAGCAGATAGATATAGTCTTCCTCTTACAGATTGGTTGAACATTAGAAGCATTCCACGTACAGATGGCGGTATTCGTCCCCTCATCATTATGAGGATTGAGTATCCAAGTGGGAGCTTACCTTCTGTTCCCTATCTTGGAACAAGCAATTGGCGGCAAGCCACAACACCACGAGTAATGAAGACTTCTGTCCAGACAGTGCTCGGTGTTACTAACAAAGCTGCATACACTCAGACAACAAACACAGAAGGTGGCGTAGTCGTCCCTGTAGTGCAATACGTTACCAAGAAGAAAGGTCGTCAAGGTCTCATTGTTGGAGACTCCACAAAAGAGGGAGTTGGTAGTAATCCTAACGGGTATGGTGCTGTTCAGATGGCCTCTTATGAGCTGTCTACACCAGACAACCCAATTGAGTATTTCAACGCAGGATTGCACGCACAAGGCCCAGCAGTTTATAGTAAACGTCTTGCTGATGTAGGAAGTTTTGTAAAACCAACATTCGTCACTTACTCCCCTTACAGCGTTAACGATACTGCTGTTGGTGGTCTTACGGACGATCAGATTGGACGCATTTATACAAGCCTTGCGGACTTTATGAATGAGATGCGTAATCATCCCAATGCCACATTGATCCTTACGGAGCCTCTTCCTAATAATCCCGCATTCAGGGATACAGGCGCTGGAGATCAGAAGCGTAGAGATTTGATTGCAGATTTGGCTACATTTGATGTGGTTGTTGCAGAGGGCTATGCCGCTGCTTTGAGTGGGGCACAAGATACTGATGGACAAACTTTGATTGCAACAGGGTTGTCTTCGGATAACGTTCATCCTAATTTGGCAGGCTATCAAGCCCTTGCACAAATAATTAAGCCAATTGTAGAAAATCTTTAAAATAACACTTGACGTAGAGAGAAGCTACAGCTTATACTATGCACATAGCTTGAAGAAAGCTTTCGGGGCTTGTCGGGAGACATTCCCCATTTTATTTAATTAGCTCCGACAATACGTTGTTCTTTGAACGGCCTCTGTTGTAATAAATATTGACGATCCATAAGGCTGGCTATAGAGTTGTAGAGATACGGCTACGCCAGCAGGGCGTCATCTTTATTTAGGAGATTTGTTTTATGATTGAAATTTGGAAAGACATAGACGGATATAATTACCAAGTTAGCAGCTTGGGCAATATCCGCAGCAAAGGCAAATATGTCCCCTATATCGGGAGAAATGGCAAACCTTGTAAAAGGTGGGCTAAGCCTACGGTTCTGAAGTGGTCAGTGGGAACTTCTGGTTATCCTACAGCTCACATTTACGACGACACGCCAACAAGAAAAACAGTAATGATTCACCGGCTCGTCGCGGAGTATTTTCTGGAACCTGTAGAAGGAAAAGAGTTTGTCAATCATATTGATGGTGACAAGACAAATAATAAAATTGATAACCTCGAATGGGTAGATCGCTCAGAAAATCAACTGCACGCAATTAAGCTCGGACTTCTAGTTCATAGCGGAGAGAATAGTAATTTCTCCAAGCTTACAGAGAAGGAAGTTATTGAGTTAATTGCTGCACGCAGACACTTGAAAGGTAAAGTTACTGCCAGACAGCTTTCCGAGAAATATGGTATTTGTGAAAAATACGCGGCCTCGTTCGGGAATCTCAAGAAGAAATGGGATCACTTGAAAGAGAAGATTGAGAATACTAACCTTGAGGCCCTGGCTCAACAACTTTGTCAGCGATGGGGTATTGTTGAATAGGAGGAATAGTGGCTAAAAAAGAAAGGCCGGTAATTGCTCCGGCCTCAGAGTTCCAAAGAAAATATCTTGCCTCAGATGCTCAGATTCTTTTGGTAGGGGGATCCGCAGGCTCATCGAAGTCATACGTGGGCCTTATGAGGCATCTTCGTTTTGTCCACGACCCCAACTACCGAGCTTACTGTATCCGTCGAAACTCCAATGCCATTATGGCCTCAGGTGGTTTGTTCTGGGAAGCAGTAAAGCTTTATAGACAATATGATCCAAACCTTCAAATAAAATTGAAGGATCAGAAACTGGTTTTTAAATCAGGAGCTGAGATTAGCTTTTCGCATTACGAAAATGATGCAGCAGCTAAGAAATATCAAGGTAAACTGATTGCCTAGTGTAGTGGCGACATTACACCGTAACTTGGTTAATTCGGTGGAACTCTCCAGTAGACAATACCGAGCGGAGCCTTCTAATAGAAGGAACGTGTAACGACTATCCCGAGAGGGAGTAGGGTCAAGTGACTCGAAACACCAAGCATCTCAAAGAGATGGAGATATAGTCTGAACTTTACAGCGATGTAAAGCAGCTCGCAAGAGCGGGGAAAGATTAACGACCTTTCTTGAACAAATATATTGATTCAGATTTCAAACATCTTTTATGACGAAGTGACTCACGCCGACAACGAAGAACAGTTGTGGTGGTTGTGGTCGCGTCTTCGTTCTGATGCAAAGAATATACACTCAATGTGGTGGAGCTGTAACCCAGATGCTGATAGCTGGGTTCTGAAGTATGCAATGTGGTGGCTTTACCCGGAGGGCCATGAGCTTGCGGGTCGTCCCGATCCGGAAAAGAATGGTGTCATTCGCTACCTTCTTCGTATTGGTGGTGATCTTGTATGGGGAGATACTCGGGAAGAGTTGATTGAGAAGTACGGAAGACCTGAGCTTCCAGAAGACCACGAAGACCAAGTTAAGCCAATTAGCTTTCAAGGTCTTTTCGGTACTATTGATGATAATCCTCCGCTCAAAAAATCCAATCCTCTGTACAAAAGCAACCTTGAAGCCCTTCCGAAGTTAGACAGAGAGCGCCTACTCTACGGAAACTGGTTTGCTCGTGCAGAACAAGCCACTTATTTTAATCGTAAAAATATCATCGAGATTACAGAGGTTCCCCCTCACACCGAGTTTACAAAGATTGTACGAAGTTATGACTTTGCAGGAACAAAACCTCACGATGGTAACAGAAGCCCTGACTACTTCGCATCTGTAAAGATGGGTAAGCTCAAGAGCGGTGAATATGTAATTCTGGATGCTGTTCGAACTTACCTCACATTTGGTGAATGGTTTGAATTCATTCTAGAAAATGCTCGAAACGATGGACCTCACGTAGAGATTATTCTACCTATTGACCCTAACCCAGCAGCTAAGGCTTCAACTACGTTGCTAGCTAGATCAATCATTGAGTCCGGCTTCATAGTTAAAACAAATAGATCAACAGCGGGTAAGTTGGATTGCTTTAGGCCATTTGCTGCATCTTCTGAACTCGGTATTGTTAAAGTCGTTAAGGGTTGTGCGAATGACCTGTGGAATAAAATCCAAAATGATAACGATTTTATGTATCAGGAGTTGGAGCGGTTTGATGGAAAAAGACGGAGCGGTTCTCAGGGGCACGACGATATCGTGGACTGCTGTAGCTTATCCTACTTGTTCCTTGCCTCTAAGATGAACATACCAAACTTCTCAGCAGGACTCCTATCAACAAACCTCAAATCTAACAACCCATTTTCCAACATATAAGGAGGCTAATCAATGGCTGACGAACAAGATGCCTCCGTTGCGGAGAGTGTTGAAGATGTGCAGCTTGAACAAGGCTCTAATGAGATTCCAACGATAGCATACCGTGAACAGGGCTTCAACGGTCTAACCACTTTAGGTGGTCAGGTATTCGAGGATTGCTCACATGAGCTGCGCTGGCCTCAAGCAATAGAGACATACAAGAAGATGGCTAAGGACGCTGCTATCAGCCCAGCCCTTGAACTTGTTGAAACCATGATTGCACGAGTGCCTTGGGATGTAAAGATTCCTGAAGGATATGAGGATGAATTAGCTGACAAAGCCAATTATCTCAAGCAAGTGATGACCGATATGGATCATGACTGGCAGAGCATGATTAAGCAAGCTGCTACGTTCAACCGCTATGGCTTCTCTGTTCTTGAGATTGTTCTTCGCTATCGCCGTAAAGAAAATGGATCGAAGTTCAATGATGGGCTTGTAGGGGTTAAGAAGCTTCCTATTCGTTCTCAAGATACAATCGAAGGGTGGTATTGGAAGAACTCTGGTCGTGAGCTTGCTGGACTTGTTCAACGAGTCGTGATTCCAGATAGCGCAACTCCCGACTACGGGTGGGATTTTGTAAATACTTCAACAGCCTCTACTAAAACAAAACCCGTAAGACTGGCTAGGAAGAAGTTTCTTCTGTTTCGTAATAACCCACTAAAAGACTCACCAACCGGAGTGAGTAGTTTAAATGGGGCATGGCAAGCATGGAAGTATAAGACAGCATACGCCGAGGCTGAGGCCATAGGGACGGCACAAGACTCAAATGGCTTTAAAGTGCTGTACTTGCCACCTCAATACATGGCGGCTGATGCTTCTGATGAGAATAAGGCGGTGTTTCAAGCCTACCAGCAAGCAATGGCTAATATGCACGTTGCTAAGCAATCTGGTTTGATTCTTCCTCTGCTACTAGATGAAACTGGTAAGCGGATGTTTGACTTTGAAGTGATGAGTGTTACAGGGCAGAAGTCCTACAACACTAATGACATCATCAATCGCTACACCCGAGAAATCCTCACTTGTTTGTTTGCTGACTTCTTGGCCCTTGGTCAACAAGGTGGTGGCTCATTCGCTCTTGGTGAAACAAAAGTAAGCATTATCGAGATGGGTATTCAAGCCAAGCTTGACGAAATCAAGAATCAGCTTAATCACCAGCTTGTCCGAACCTTGTTTGAACAGAATGGTTGGGATACAACAATCATGCCAGAATTCACTTACGGAAATGTTAGTAAAGAATCTCTGGATGAAGTGAGTAAGTTTATCCAACGTACTGCTGCTGTTTCTACATTCCCACGTAATCGAGACACAATCAACTGGGTAATGAAGCAAGCTGACATCCCTTATCGTGTTCCAGACACTATGTCCCAAGAAGAGCTTGATGCTGCTCTTGGGAACATGACTTCAAGAAGTGGTGATGGGATGACAGAGGGTATGCCATCTGGAACTGGTGATGCTAGTGGTGGTTCCGGTGACGGATCAATTTCCAACAATGAAAACGTATGAAGGAGTGAATGATGGCCCATGAACTCACTCGCCTAAGAAGCAAGATGTTCGACACTCCTTTGTTGATCGACCCTCGCACCTTCGAATCGGTGATGAATTATCTGGACAAGCGTTGTGAAGGTGGTGCTGTACTGGAGACTAAGGAAGATTCTCTAGAGTTTTCGATGTACGACACCCTTTATTACGCTGAAAATAATCTAGGCGTAATTAGCATCAATGGTCCGCTGACTAATAAGTCTACCGGATGGGAAGCCTTCTGCGGCGGAACTTCTTACGAGAGTATTAAAGAAGACTTCGAATCTCTTGTTGTTGAAGGTGCCAAGACCATTGCTTTTGTGGTGGAGTCAGGTGGTGGTGAAGCTTACGGAATGATGGACACTGGTAATTATCTGCGCAAACTGGCTGATGATAACGGTGTGCGTATCATTAGTTATGTGGATGGCCTTAGTGCATCGGCAGCATATGGACTTACCGTAATCTCCGACGAAATTGTTTCGAACAAGCAATCTGAGATTGGATCGGTCGGAGTTCTTATCCGCTTGATGAATGATTCAAAGGCTCTTGAGCAGAAAGGTTATGAGCGAACCTTTGTTACAGCAGGATCAGAAAAAATTCCTTTTGCTGAAGACGGAAGTTTCCGAAAAGAATTTATTCAAGACCTTCAAAACAAAGTGGATGCTCTCTACAAAGATTTCACTGAATATGTTGCAGAACATCGTGGCATGTCCGTGGAAGCAGTGAGGAATACCGAAGCTAAAACGTTTCTTTCAGAAGAAGCTGTTGCTTTGGGTCTAGCTGATAAAATAATGACTCTGGAAGACTTCTACTCTTACTTGTCGTCAGAGGCCCAATCTAATAAGACCGGGAAAGAAATGAACAATCGTATTTTTAAATTTATTAAGAATGAGGTAACTCCTAATATGTCCGTGGATATGCCAAAGCTCGAAGAGCTTCAAACTCAACTGTCTGACTATCAGGCACAAGTTACTACTCTTCAAGCATCCCTTGAAGATATGACCCAACTGAAAGCTTCCCTTGAAGCTGCTCTGGGTGAAAAAGAAACCGCTCTGGCTGATGCTCAAGCTCTGGTTGCAAAACTGGAAGAAGAGAAAGTAGAGCAGAAATTGCAAGCTCGTAAAGACAAGCTGGCTGCTGTCACTTCCGCTGACCAAGTAGAAGCTCTGGCTGCTTCCCTGTCTTCTCTGGACGACGCTGCATTCTCCACTGTTGTAGGCGCTATGGCTGTTCAAGCTAAAGCTGTTGAAAACAGTGAGATGTTCACCGAGGTCGGTGATCAAGGCGTAGAGGCTTCTGTTGAAGATGTCGCTGCTCCGAAAACTTCCACTACCGATGCGCTGATTCAAGCCCGTCTTCAAAATCGTTAATCCAAAGGAACTTATTAATATGCCTTTCGTAACTATGCCTCACTCCAAGCGCCTGTCCGACCTCGTTGTTCACGAAATTGATCCGAGTGTTGGTTATGGCCGTAAATGTGTAAACGTCACTCCTCCGGCTGGTGGCGCTGCTGTTGAAATCGGCACTGTTGTTTACCGTGCCAAGGGTACTGATCCTGAGGGTGCTTACGCTGTTCTCAGCGCTGCTGCTCAGATTGCTGAAACCAATGAGTTTGCTGTTGTTTACGGTGACGAGTATAGCTTCAATCCTTCGTTCGTTCCTCGTGCCATTGTTGCTGGTCAGTTCAACGCTGTCGGCTTTGTTGGTCATTCTGGTGGCCTGCAACTGAAAGAATACTTCATTCGCCAGTTCGCTGACACCCTCGGCACCCCGCTTACCGCTGCTCAGTTTGCTTCTCTGAAAGAAGTGCTGGAAAAGCAAGGTATCGTGGTTCTGGAAACCAAGTAATCGGCATATTTTGCCAAGTCTCTAATTAAGTAAAGGAAAGATAAAATATGCCACTCGTAATTAACCCGAATGACCGTAGTAAAGTAGTTGACCGTACCGACAGCCTGATTCAAATCCCGAACACTGTAGGTATCACCAACGCACTTGGTCTGTTCACTCCGACCTTCTCCAGTCAGAAGACTGTTGAAATCACCCGCACCAAGCGTGGCTCCACTCTGTTGGAAGACCGTAACTGGGATGAGCGTAACCAAACTATCGCTGGTCGTCAACGCGACTCGCTGCTGCTGAAGATTCCGCACTTCCCAGCAGATGACGCTATCACCCCGAACGACATCGATGGTATTGTTTCTGCTGCCTCAATGGCTGAAGCCGCTGAGCTGGAAAGCGTTGCTAACGTCCGTGCTGACAAGATGTTTGACCTGCGTGAAGCTCATGGTCTGACCCTTGAAGCCGCTCGTATGCAGCTCATCACTGCCGGTACTGTTTATGCTCCGAACGGCACTGTATCGACCAACTACTACACTGAGTTTGGTATTACTCGTGAAGAGATTGGTGTTGATCTGGCAGCTTCGGTTGACCCACGTAGCGACTTCGCTGATGCCAAGAAAGCTGTTCGTGCCGGCCTGACTGGCGGTCAAGCTGGCACCATCCGTCGCTTCGTTGTTCTGGCTTCGGACAGCTTCTTTAACGCACTGCTGCTGAACCCCTATGTTACCGATGCAATGAAGTCGGAGCGTAGCACTCAGTCTCTGGACGTTCTGCTTGGTGCCCCGCAAGCTCTGGCTCAGGATGCTCGCTTTGAGTATGTTGACCTGTTCGGTATCACCTTCATCAACGCTGGCGCTGCTGGCTATGAAGATGCCGATGGTGACTTCGTTCCGTTCGTACCGGAAGGTGATGCGTACATGATGCCGGTTGGTGTTCGTGATATGTTCAAAACCTACTTCGCTCCTGCTAACCGTTTCGGCACCATCAACCGCCGTGCTCAGGGTAGCTACTGGTTCGAGTACATGAACGAGAAAGATGACATCATCGAGATTATGACTGAGCAAAACTTCCTGAACGCTCTGCTGAATCCGGGTGCTATCGTTCGTCTGTTCCTTAGCGTATAAAACAGAGTGAATAAGGAGGCTTGAAATATAGCCTCCTATGTTTAGGAGATTCCTATGGATGTTGAAACTAAAGCCGGTTGGATTTATACAGTTCGCCAGCTTGCTGCTGATCTGGACGTATCCACTAAAGCAGAAGTAGTTGCTCTTGAGCCTATTGCTGATCCTGCTACGGCTACTGCTGAAGATGTTGCCACTCTGTTGAATGAAGTGATTGCTGCTCTACAGGCTTAAAGATTATAGGGCAAACCAAATGGTTTTGCCCTCCTTAAATTAAAAGGAGAGGCTTTGCCCATGACTGACGAAGAGAAAATAGCTCTTATCAGAATATTAATAGGGGATGTAGAGTCATCTCCTTTCTACCCGTTGTTCGCAGATGATGAGCTACAAAAGCTTCTTGATTTGAATAATGGTGACTTGTACAAAACAGCCCGCATGGCTGCTATTTCTGCTTCTATGCAACTATCTGGGTGGAGTACCCGCGAACGTACAGGCGATATTGAAGTGTGGAACTCTATTTCCACCAGTTACCTGAAAGCTCTAGATTACTTCATTAAGAACCCAGACATCTCCATCCCCGGTGGCTTGTTCCCTTGGTTTGGAAGTAAAGATTCTTGTTCCAAGCTCCTCAACATTTCTGTCTGTGACCATGAAGGCTCTTGTGGTTGTCAAGGTTGCAATGCAAAAGGTTCGGTCTTTTAAGGAGAGATTATGCTACGTCCTCAATTTCTCCTAACAAAGAAAATTCCTTTGACGATCTACAGAAAAGAGGCTGGTTCTTACGTTCGCGGTGTTTGGGTCGATGGTCCTGAAGTCGAAGTTGTTGTTGAAGTAAATATTCAACCTGTCAAACCTTCTGAAGTTCAAATGATGCCTGAATCTGATCGCACTCGTGAGTGGTACAAAGTGTATTCCGCTGATCTTCTTCGCACTAAACAAGAAGGGGACGACGGATGGGACGCTGACCAATTCGAGTGGCAAGGTCATCGCTACGAAGTGATGAAAGTTCAGAATTATGCGATGGGTACGTTGGACCACTGGAAAGCGTGGGCGGCTAGGATTTCTGTAACTCAAACTTGAGGTGTGTATGATTAGAACAGGTTATACCGCCGATACGAAAGAGTGGAAACGAATCAAAAGGCAGCTTCTTGCTTCAAACAAAAAGAGTTTGCAGATTGGCTGGTTTAATGGAGATTTGCATTCTCAGGCTGAAGAGAGTGGTCCACCAATCCCACTAGCTCAATTAGCTTTGTGGTTACACAACGGAACAGTAAATATGAGAGGGGCGACAATCCCACCTCGTATGTTCATCACCGAAGGCTTCATGGTGTACTTAAAGAATAGACCAATCTTTGAGAACGCCTTGAAAAGAAGACTTCCTTTGGTTATTGAAGGGAGGATGAGTTGGGAACAACTATATGCTTCTCTTGGTGATGACATGGTTGAGCTGCTTCAGATGGTGATGGACTCTTGGTCTTATCCGGCTAATGCTCCTCTTACAATCGCACTGAAAGGTCGAGATGATCCTCTGGACAAAACAGGAGAACTTATCTCCAAAGTTAAATGGCGTATCGGAGATAAGGAGTTTGTCTAATGTCTGTCTACAGTCAAATCAGAGACGCATTGTTCGATGGCTCTGATGCTCTAATAAAAAGAACAGAATACACCCCACAGATTATCTTTAGTCACGGTAATGGCTTAGAACCAAATAATGATTACATTGTGATTAACATTCTTGGACTTGAACAAACGGGAAGAGTTTACAACTCATCTTTGACAGATGGGATTGTGGGGCCGACAGGTCTTAAGTCACACTTCCAAAGCTTCCACGAAGCTCGTGTTCAGTTCAGTTTTTACGGTAGCAACTCTGGAGATATTGCTGATGTGTTCCATCGGTATATCACCAACTACACAATGACTCGTGATGATTGGTGTAGGTTTGGGTTGGCTCCTAATAGAAAAACACAAGTCGTATACAACCCTCAGTTGAGGGACACACAGTGGGTTGATGCTTTTAACTTCACTGTCACCTTTGCTTATGGCGTGCATGAATCTAAAGAAGTTGATTGGGTTGAGCATGTCACGATTAGCACCAACGGTAGGTCTTCTACCATCCCACCAGTGGCTTAAATCGCCTTATTAAATAACACAAGAGGATACGCAATTGGCAGCAATTGACTCTTTTGTTGAAGTGTTTATTACTAAAAACACTCAGCAGATTGATATTACATCTTTCAGTATTCCAATGATTCTTTCTGCCCACGGCCAGTTCCCAGAACGTGCTCGTGTGTACAATAGCCTCACTGGTGTTGCTGAAGATTTCCCCACTACTTCTGTGACTTATATTATGGCTCAAAAGCTGTTTAGTCAGGAACTGGTATTCCCTCAGATTGTGATTGGTCGTAAAGATGTTGACCATGACACTGTTACCGTTATTGCAGAAGATGCAACTGTTTACTCCCTGACCATTGATGGTGAGACTTACAGCTACACATCCGGTCCTGCTGACAATGAAGCCACTATCCTAGCTGAACTGCGCGATCTGCTTGCAGAAGGTGGTGTTGTTGCTGTTCTGAATGCAGACGGTGATGAGCTTGCTGTTTACTCCGAAGCTGTAGTAACTGGTAACGCCGATGTAGCTGTTGTTGCTACCACAGCAACCGAATCTTACAGTGATGCACTGTTTGCTGTTCAAGAAGAAAATGATGATTTCTACGCTGTAGTGATTGATAGTCACGATCCTGCTGAAGTGCTGGCGTTTGCTCAAACTATTGAGGCGATGACCAAAATCTTTGGCACTTCTACCAGCGACCGTCAAGTTCTAGCTGCTCTCTCGACTACTGATATTGCTTCCCGGCTTTATGACATGAATCTTGAGCGCACCTTTACTATTTGGTCTGCAACTGCCGACACCGAGTTTCCAGAAGCTGCTTGGCTGCATCAACTCCTTGAAGTTCCGGGTAGCAACACTTGGGCACTGAAGAGTCTTTCTGGTGTAACTGTTAGCCGTCTCTCGGAAACTGAAGTTAACGTCCTTGGTGACAAGAATGTCAACTACTTCCGTCGCGTGAAAGGTGCTGCCATTATTATGAATGGTCAGATGGCCGGTGGTGAGTTCATTGACGCGACGGTATTTCTCGATTGGTGGAAAGCTCGTGTCCAAGAGGCCGTGTTCTTCCGTATGATTAATAGCAGAAAAATTCCATATACACAACAAGGTGCAACACTTATCGAGGCAGAGATTCGTAACATCAACGCCCAAGGTATTGCCAACGGCGGCATTGCTGATACTCCTGCACCAACTGTTCAGTCCCCGAATGTTCTGGCAATTCCAGAAATGATTCGTGCTACTCGTGTAATGGGCGATTTCATTGTCACGTTTCGTTTGGCAGGCGCTGTACACAAGGTTAGTGCTGTACGTGCAACCGTTTCTGTTTAAGGAGAAGTAAATGTCTGCAAATATTCTTTCTACCTACTTCCCTGAAGCAGTTAGTATTGTTCTTGGTAATGATAGCTTCAGTCATATTGTAAGTGGTGTTGCTGAAGGCACTTTTATCACTATTGCTCGTGAAACCCCAGCCACTCAGCTCGTGATCGGCGGCGATATGAGCGCCATGCGTGTTCGTCGTAAGAACCGGGCCTCTACTGTCACTGTCACCCTGATGCAAGGTAGTGACTCGAATGATGTCTTCAGTCAGATTCTGAAGAACGATGAAGATGCCATGAACAATGATTGGCTTTTCCATCTTACCATCAAAGATGGCTCTGGTCGCTCTGTATTCTTCAGCCCGCAAGCATATATCGCTAACATGCCTGACATTTCGTTTGGCACTGAAGGTGATAACCGTGATTGGGTTATTCAGTGTATCGACCTCGACTCTCACGTTGGTGGTGGTGGTCTGCTGGATGCTGCTAGCGTCAACACTCTTGAAGATGTTGGCTACGATGTAGCTGAAGACTGGAAGACTTCTTAATTGAAGGGGAGAAATCCCCTTCCTTCCTAACAAGGAGTTAATATGGACCTTTGGACATATAGCCCAGAAGAGGTGACGATCCTTGTAATGGGAGTTCCGTTGGAAGGTGTTGTTGATGGTACGTTTGTTTCTGTAACAAGACAAGCACCCGTCTTTACATCATCTTCTACGGCAGATGGTCGTGTCACCAGAACTTACAATGCTGCCGATATTTGGGATATTCAGTTTACACTAATGAATACAAGTCCTTCAAATGGATTCCTTGATAAGCTAGTTCTTCTTGATCGTGTGACGAAACGTGGTAAGTTTCCATTAATGATTAAAGATGGTTTCGGGGGGACATTAATCTTCTCCACAACTACTTGGATTGAAGAGCTTCCGGCCATTACCTATGGTGTTGAGATGACAGAGCGTGTGTGGACACTCAAGAGTGCAAATGCCGTTGTTAATATTAATGGTAATGAAAGTCCAAGCTCTATGGCGGAAGACATTCTTGGTACTGTAGCATCTGCTCTACCCGGCATCCTATAGGTGATTAAATGGCAGCAGATATCCTTACATATAGTCCAGACCAAGTAGCTCTTGTCTTTGGCGGATACAGAGTTAGTGGTTGGAACAGAATTGCTATTCAACGTAACACAGAGTTTGTAAAACAGATTCGTGGTATTCGTGGTAAGCACGCAAAAGAAATCAGCCGTGACACATCTTGCACCATCCTACTCACTATCCCACAAAGTATAGAAGTCAATACAATTCTCGGAAAAGTGCTTGAGCTTGAACAAACCTCCAAGGGAAAAGTTAGGCTCGAAATAATGCTTAAAGATGAAGCTGGTGGCCCTGTATTCACATCAGTTGAGTGTTACATTGGTGGATGGCCCAATATCGTGTATGGGGCTGAGTTAAATGAAATTGAGTGGAAGTTCCTTTGTGACTCATCTGAGTGGACACTTAAAGGAAATGAAGCTAACAAGAATGCAATTACTGACATGATTAGTGGTGCCTTTGGCAGTGTAACTTCAACCATCGGTAACCTGTTTTAAATAAACCTCGGAGGAAACAATTATGCAAGAAACCAAAGAAATCACTATTGACGAACAAACTTACATTATCAAACTGCTCCCTACTATGGACGGCCTTGATTTTATCTCTCGTCTCAACAAAGAAGGCATGTCGGCTCGCGTAGTGTTTGATGCTGTAAGCCGCTGTGTGCAGATTGGTAGTGCATCATTTAGTGAAAAGAAATTCAACTCTCATTTCCGTGGACGTTATGGTCACTTGATGAAGCTGGTTGACGCTGTAGTAGAGTTTAACTTCCCCGATCTGAATGAGGGAAACGGCGAAAGCGATACAGAAGACCTGTAAAGGCTGTATCGCAACAATCTCAAAACCCGAGAATGAATAACATTAGAGATAACTTCTCGGGCGATTATGATGTCATGCGCGTCATCTTCTCTACAGACAACCCAATAGAAACTTTATACAACCTTCATCACAAATACTCTACCCCATTATTTAATGAGTATCTTGAGTATTTAGATGTACATGAAGAGCTTAAAGCTATTGCAAGAGCCGAGCAAGAGAAAGAGATGAAGTCCAAACAATCAAAACGATAGAGAAGGTGGAGCATGGCCGGACCAGTAGGATCGTTTTATCTCGACTTGGGCGTCAATATCCCCCAAGGCAGTTTAAAGAAAGTAGATGCCTTCTTTGCATCTATTGAAAGGAGGATGGCTAAGGCCGCTAAAGGACTGAACATTAAACCCGTTCTTAGTGTCGAGTTTAATGTATCCAAAGCAGCCATCACCCGTCTAAGGTCTGCTATCAATAGTGTAAGTAAGAGCACTACACTAAAGATAGGGACAGAGCTAACAGCCCCTACAAAGAAACAAGTATCTGCGATCAACAAAGGATTGTTGGCATCTGCTAAATCTAACCCAATCAGACTCCCTGTAACAATTGACGCCAGATGGGTGGATGCTAAACTTGCCGGACTAACCAGACGTAAGAGTTTGTTATCGACATCTGGAAGGCTTTCAGACACAGTAAACAATGCTCTGGCTAAGATGCCTGTTGTGCCGATTATGGCAAGGGTTAATGCTCTTGTTCTGCAACAGAGTGTCACCACAGCATTGAGGGGTTTGGGTAGCAGAGGCTTCACCATAAGCCCCCAAGTGTCCAGTGCTGCTATCAGTGCTATGCGTGACCAGCTGCGGATTGGGTTGTCCAACATATTCATTAACCCCGTTCTCAGTCAGAACTACCTAAACCAAGTTAAGCAAGTACAGAAGGCTCAGCAGGCAACACAGCGATCTTCTCAACAAGAGCGTCCTCAACTTGCCGATAAGTCTGGACGTAACTTCATGTATGGCGGTGGTACAGCAGGAGCTTTAGCACGCTACGGAATGGGGAGTTTACCGTTTATTGGCGGTGCTTATGGTCTTAGTACACTAAATACCGCAAACCAAGAAGCAATCTCAACTCGTCTGACCACACAAGCTGTTCTGCAATCTCAAGGTTATACTGAGAGACAAGGTGAACAAGCTTTTCAATGGCTGAGAAATCTTGCTAACCTTAACGGTTTTAGCTACATGCAGGCTGCTCCAGACTATAACCAGTTCCTGTCTAATGCCCTTGGTGCTGGTGTTTCTCTTGGTGGTAGTCAAGATATTTTCAAAGGATTTAGTGAATATCAAACAGCAATGGGCGTAACCCCTGCTCGCCGTAAGCTTGTAAATAATGCCCTCAGTCAGATGCTTGGTAAAGGCACCGTCTCGATGGAAGAGCTTGAATTTAGGCTCGCTGCATAGAAATATGTAGAAAAATAAATCTCTTTAATTGCCGGAAACACTCGATAGGTGTTGACTACCGCCACATTGTAGTAATATAATGATAGGCTCCATGCGTAATGGTATGGGTATGGTAAAAACGTCAACAATAGAGTCAATCGGCAGCTAAATATCTTTTAAGATAAGATAGAAGTTCAACGACTATCCCGGAAGGGAGTACACCACAAGCTATTGGTGGTGGAAATAGGAGAAACCTAAACAAGTAATGTTGTAGGTTAAGATATAGTCTCATCTGCATAGAGATGTGCAGCAGTTCATAAGAGAACGGGAAGAGTAGTAGCGAACTCTTCCGAAGATAATGTAGAAGGCAGATGGCTGAAAGTATGCCGGGCACCATGAGTATCTTTGCTGAGGCTCTGGCTAGACAAACAGGGAGCGGACTTACTGGTCAAGCTGCCCTTGCTGCTCTGTATGAAGCTGTACCAACTGGTAAGGTGAAGGCAGCCGATATTCTCCCAATTGTCTCCCAGATTATGTCTGAGAGGGCAGCACCTAAGATCGGAGCTTTACGTAACACATCGATGGCCCAACAAGCACGAATGGGTAATGCTTTCCAAGATTGGGTGAATGTCTTTTCTAAGAATGGCGGTGAAGAGGGGTTTGCCCGTTTCTTCAGGACAGTCACAACCGCTGTTGAAAAGCTAACTCCGGTTGTTAAGAGTTTGTCTGAAGCTTTTAATTGGTTAACTAAGCAACTCGAAGCTCCTCTGCTTGTACTTGGTGATTTGGGGACTCATTTTGAAAATCTCCAGACCACAATGAATGCTCTGCATCCAGACGCAATGAAATTTGCCGCTGTTGGAACTCTGTTGATGACATCTTGGGGCAGATTGGCTGCTGTATTTAGTGGCGTCTTCCTTGTGCTCGAAGATATCTCTGCTGGTGTTCTTGGCTATGACAGTTATACGAAAGACTTCTTCACCTTCCTAGAAAAATTCGTAGAATTTGATAAGGGTATTATGGGTGTTGCAATGGCGTTTCTCGCTGTGGCAGCGGCTCTAAAGATTGCTTCTGCTGTAGCAAAAGGCTCTATGTTGGGTAGTGTTCTTAAAGACACAATTCCGGGAGGCTCTGATGGTAAATCTGGATCAAAGGGTGGTGGCTGGAAGGGTGGCTTAGCCTTCTTAGGAAGCATCGCCCCCGGCGCTGCCGCTGTTTTTGGTGCAGAATGGTTAGCCGAGTATGCAGGGTTCTATGAGCGCATGGCTGCTTATAGGGAAGCCCAGAGCACACCAGAAAAGAAAGCTGCTTTTATGCAAAGCAAAGCTGCTGGTCAGTGGAATGGGATTGATGATTATCTTGCCTTCCAAGCCGATAAGCGTGCTGCTCTGGAAGAAGATATCAAGGCTGGAATCATTACTCCAGAACAAGCTATGTCTCAAATGGGTATGACTAACAGCACATCGAACACTATCACCAACACCTTTGAAATCAAGATTGATGGTGTGATTGATCCTGCAAACATGGAGAACATCTTCAATCAGGAGATTCTTCCTCAGATCGAAGGTTGGTGGACTAACCAGCTTGGTGAAGTTGATATATCTTACGGGAGTAAATAATGTCGTTAGTTTTACAATTTGGAAACAACGGTGGTCCTGAAGATATTAGTGCTGTCTACTACATTAACGCTGTAGAGTCCTATACAAAGACGGTGAACGGTAAGCTATCCAAGCATCCTTTGGACTCTGGTGTAAGCATATCAGACCACTTCATTTCAGAAAATATGACGTTCAATATCCGTGGAGTTATTACCTCTGCGGATATTACCTTCGCAGCATATACCACAAGTTTTGCTGCTGTTGGTGCAAACAATATTCAAATGGGTGAGCCGCCAGTTGCTGTTACGGTGGATGATGGTAAGACTCTGTTGAATAAGTTCCTGCCGGACGTGATTGGTCAGTTTCTTTCGCCAGTCGAACCAGAAGTGTTTGGTGATGAATCTCTTGTTGCAGAAGCAGGTCCATCTTTCTCAGAATTTATCGAGAAAATGATTCTGGATGTCATTTACAATCCTGTATCACAGACATACAGAAATAGTATTGTCCCTGTATCTTTGTATGAGATGGATGGCAACCAATATAGTAAAGCACCTTATACTAATCTTGTCGTAACAGATTTTAGAGTAAACGAAACCCCTGATACCGGAAACGGTTGTCATTTTGATATGACTCTTGAACAAGCTCGCTTTGTTGAGATTCGCAAAGAGGAGCTTCCAGAGGATGTTTCTGAAGACATTCAGAAACAAGCCGCTGCCACTTCGAACAAAGGAAAGGCTGACTCTACAGAAAAGCCTGTGCCTGAATCTGATGAGGATAAGAGTGACCCAAACGCTCCAGCTCGTCGGAGCATCTTAAAGAACAGATTTGAACCTACGGGGGTTAAATGAATTACGTTAGTTTACCTCTGTATCAGGAACAAGATTACTTCTACTCTGTTGTGCTAGACGAAGTGGCTTGTGTCTTTCGACTCTACTACAACCAAAGAGTAGATGGATGGTTCTTTGATTTGAGAGAAGAAGGTTCAACTGCTTATTTTGTGCAAGGAGAAAGATTGGTTCCACTTTACCCAATCCTCCTTGATTATACACACTTACCATTCTCAGGCTTTCTTTGGTTGGAACCTATTGGCGATAGTGCCGAGAAGTTTAGAACTGACTCTTTCAGCCTGTATAAATGGTTTCGTTTGTTCTTCATTACTGATCTTTAAATTAATAGGAGGGTGAATGCCTTTACAGACTAACAGGATTTACTCTCTTATTGTTGGTGATGTTAAAACAGGAGATGGGTGGGAAATCACTGATCTTCACATCACCTTCGATATCAGCAAAATGAGTGACAACAAACAAAAGAACAACAGTGCGACGATTGAAATATACAACCTATCCAAAGAGAAACAAAGATTCTTTGAAAGAAAATACATTGGTCTTGTTCTTAGTGTAGGTTGGCTTGATACAGGACTTAAACGTCTTTTTGCAGGCCAAGTTACAGAAGCATCTACAAGAAAATCTGGTGCTGATGTAATCACCATTTTGAATGTTGGTGTTGACTACGTTGAACTTAATCATCAAACAATTAGTAAGATTGTCCCAGAGGGAAGTACTTACGAAGACGTTATTAAAGAGATTGCCAAAGAACTTGGCACAAGTCGCAACGTCATTACAGGTGTTAACTGTAAAAATCCTGTGATTGACGGCTATCCACTTTCCGGCACTCCACGACAAATGCTCGACGAAGTGTGCAGAGCCAATCAAATGGATTGGTCAATTGACGACAAAGTGCTGTATGTAAGCGACACCACTGAAAGCTACACAACTGATATTAATTCCGTTGTTGTAATTAGCCAGTCTTCAGGCTTGTTAGATCGTCCCTATCTTACAACAGGTGATGTCAACAGGTCTGTAAAAGATAAAAAGAAGAAAAGAGGACTACAATTCCGTTGCCTCATTATTCCAGAATTGGTTGCTGGCTCTCTAATCAAACTTGAGTACGAAGAACTTACTGGCTACTACCGAATTGATTCCATGAGGATTAAAGGCGGTTGGCGTGTAGATGATTGGTCTATGGACATTAAACTTACAGAGAAGATTGGGAGCGTATAATGGCACAGGAAAAATCTCTGCAAGGGACATTGACTAAGAATTTCTGGGGCGGGATGGAGAATGTGTACACATCTATCCCAGGGATTGTAGTTACAGTTAGGGATAACTTCCAGAATCTATCTGTGGATGTTCAACCAGCAGTCAATATTAAAAAAGAAGATGGTACTGTATCCGAACGAGCCGTTGTGTTGAATGTTCCTGTACTAATGCCATCTAGCAGGGACGGTGGACTTACACACAATGTTTCAGTTGGTGACTCTGTGTGGCTGATGTTTTCAATGGCTGGGTTAGACACATGGAAGCGCGGTAACGGAACACCCGTAATCCCGTCAGACTTTAGAAAGTTTGACAAAAGAGATTGTGTCGCAATGTTGTCCCCATTCCCTTTTAGTGAAAGTGTGAATAATCCAGATAAGCATGTTTGGTCACATGATCCTAACGATGTTGTTCTGTACCACAACCTAGGTAGCGGAGAGGAAACAGAGATTAGGCTTCATAGGTCGGGTGGTGTAACAATCAACACCAATCAGGGTGTCACTGTCAATGCCGGTGAATTTGTTGAAGTGAACACTAAAGACTATACGGTCAATACTGAAACTTACACAGTGATGGCAAGCGGGGCTGTTGGTATATACGGCAGTCGAGTAGATATTAACTAAGAGGTATGTATGCCTGCTATAGCAAGAATAGGTGATCCGGCTACGCAGCACCCTTGTGGTGGACAAGCAAACCCGGCTGAGGGTAGTCCAAACGTCTTTGTTGAGGGGATTGCTGTACACAGGTTAGGTGATAGTAATGTAGCGCACTCATTCAATGCCCCTCCTACATGCGTACCTCATTCTACGAATTTGGTTTCTGGAAGTGGTTCTGTGTTCGTTAACGGTAAAGCAGTTGCTCGTGTTGGGGATGGTTATTCTTGCGGTATGACGATTACAGCAGGAGCATCAACAGTTTATGCAGGTGGGTAGATGGACATAGCACTAGATGTTAATGGTACTGGTGATGTTTTATTCGTAAATAAAGCTGTGCCCGTAAAGACTTCCGAAGCGGATGTTGTAGCACAACGTTTATGGATTCACCTACGGACCTTCAGGGCCGAGTGGTTTCTTGATGAACCTTATGGAGTTCCTTGGTTTGATATCCTTGGTACTAAGAAAAGTAAGCAGCAAGTGGATTCAATCCTACAGCGCGAAGTTCTATCGGTTCAAGGTGTAAGAGAAATTGTCACATGGTTGAGCGACTTCAATAACGCCTCTCGCTCCTATAGTTGCAGCTTTAATGTAAAAACAACCAATGGTGGAATGACCAGTCAAATCACTGTCACGTCACCAACCACATAAAGAGGTTTCAATGGCTGGATTGACAAACAATGGGTGGGGTACAAAGCGCCTACCAGAGATTATAGCTGACCTTCGCTCCCGCGCCTCAACTATATTTCAAGACCTCATCGAAGACCCTAATGACGTTGTAGACACAAGTGAAGACAGCACCATTGGTCGGTTTATCGGGCTGATTACCCCTTCTCTAACAGATTTGTGGGAAGCAGGGCAAGGTGTTTACACAGCGTTTGATCCGAATTCAGCTACAGGTATTCCACTAGATAACCTTGTAGCGCTGTCCGGGGTAACAAGGTTATCTCAATCTGCAACAAGAGCAGATGTTTACCTAACTGCCTCCGTCAATACGACGATTCCAAGTGGGTCTATTGTTCAAAGTGTTTTAACTGCAACAGACTTCTCCACAACATCGGATGTTGTATTTAACTCTGTTCAAACTGTAGGTGTTGGGGTAAACGTAGTCTCGTTAGACGTTAATAACACATACATACTCCGTTACCGAGCATCAACCGACTCAAGTTATATCTCCGTTCAAGTGGCGTCTACTTCAACCCCATCTATTGAAGATATTTATACAGCCTTTGAAGCCGAAATACAAGCCACGCATCCAGACTTAGAGACTTTCCGAGATAACGGAAGACTCTTCGTGAAACCTGTTACTAATTTCCAATTGTTTGACTTTGAAGTTAGTAACAACATGGTTATTAGTAAGGTGATGAAAACAGTAGCTGTAGAGGCTACAGAGGCTGGGCCAATTGAACAAGCCCCTGACACTATCACAACCATCAGAACCCCTATACTTGGTTGGGATAGCGTAACAAACCCACAAGAAGCGTCTGTTGGTCGCTATGAGGAAACAGACGAAGAGCTTCGCCTTCGCTGGAGAAATACAAAGTTTCAGTTTGCAACAAACATTGTAGAGTCTTTGTATAGCGCTATTTTCTCTCTTGAAGGCGTCTCCAACGTAGTGATCTATGAGAATGATACGGATGTTATAGACGAGAATGGAGTCCTTCCTCACTCGTTCCTAACGCTCGTTGATGGGGGACTTTCCTCTGATGTAGCGACTGCAATCTGGAGAAACCGCCCTACGGGGATTAGAAGTCAGGGTAACACTTCTGTGGATATCCTTGATTCTTTCGGTTACGTCAGGACTATTAATTTCTCCAGACCAACAGAAGTTCAAGTGTATATTGAGATTGACCTTGAAACTAACAACCGTTTTCCAGAAGATGGTGAACACAAGATTCAAGAAGCTTTGATTTCTTATATTAACGGATTAACCATCAACGATGATGTTGTTTACAGCCGTCTCTACACACCAATCAACAGCGTTGTGGGGCATCAAGTAAACTCTCTGCGGATTGGTACGGACCCCGGAAATCTTGGGTTTAGTAATATTATCACTAACTTCGATGAGATTGCTAAGACACAATCTGCCAACATTGTATTCGTGTAGGAGGTTGTATGCCAGTAAACCCGTTTGAAGAAAGAGAGTATTTAGACGAAGCAAGAAGTCGCTACACCGTACAATTTGAAGACCAACCAGTCTTCGATAAGTATGTACAACTCATGTTAAGTGAGTGCCAAGAATTACAAAAACAATACAAAGCTCTGATGCAAGAGCGCAGTCTTGATACTGCGGTTGGTGCTCAACTTGACTTATTGGGGACTATTGTCGGGCAAGGGAGGATGTTGGTTAACGTAGATATCTTTGAATTCTTCGGCTTCGACGCTGTTCCAAACTCTTTAGGTTTTGGCACTCTAGGTGATCCCTCGGTAGGTGGTGTTTTCTACGACGCTAATAATCCAAGATTTGGTAATGTTGAACTTAATGACGATCTTTACAGGCTTTTAATTAAAGCTAAGATTGCAAAGAACGTAACCAGAGCCACACCTGAAGATATTATGCGCTTTGCTAACTTTGTATTTAGTACAGAGGGTAGCACAATCCAAGATGAAGGTGTGGCGGCTTTCCGTTTGTTGGTGGGCAGGCAGCTCAGTGCAATTGAGAGAAATCTTCTAACGTATGTTGATAAGACTTTTGATTACAACAGCTACCTCCTCCCTAAGCCCGTTGGTGTGAGGGTTTCGTTTGGTAACTTTGACTACACCAATTTCTTTGCTTTCTCTGAAGTACCAAACGCAAAAGGGTTTGGTTCATTCGAGGAACACTACTATGATGGTACTTATATCCATGATGGTGAAATCAAATACTTCCCTGAGATGGGAGAGGGTGGTGGGAAGTTTGCATCACTCTACGGATAAACAATAGGGGACTACATGGCTTGGGAAGAAAATATCTATAAGCTTAAAATAACAGACCCCGTAATCGGTGGTGGTGTTGTTTTTACACCGGATGGGGGAGTAAGTGCTGGCTATGCTAACGCCGCCACAGTTCAGCTTGAGAATCGGACAGATACTCTCAAAGAACTAGTCGATGGTGTTATAAATGACAATGGTGTTCTTGAGGTTCGTGTAGGCGATCTTGAAGATAAGCAGATTGCAGACAAGCAAGAGCTTGAAGCAGCTATTGACACCAAAGCAAATGTTATCCACACGCACACAGCCTCTGATATCCTCGATATCGGAACCTTCGTAGATGGTCAGATTGATGCACAGAAAGCTGTTGCCTCTGGTCTTGCCACCTTGGGTACAGATGGTAAAGTCCCACAAGCACAACTCCCAAGCTATGTAGACGATGTGTTGGAATTTGAATCTCTTGCCAACTTCCCCACTACAGGTGAGAGTGGTAAGATTTACATTGCCATTGATACAGGTAGTGCGTATCGGTGGACTGGTTCAAGTTACTTCAAGATTAACAACTCTGTTAGTACGGCAGACGAGGCACTGAAGCTTACTAACAGTCGCACTATTGCCGCTACGGGTGATGCCACTTGGTCGGTCCCTTTCAACGGTACAGCCAACGTCAGCGCAACTCTCACGCTCTCCAATACAGGTGTTGCTCCTGGGATATACAAGTCTGTAACTGTAGACGCTAAAGGACGTGTGACAGCAGGTACTAACCCAACCACCCTCGGTGGGTATGGTATTACAGACGCCACTCCATCTTCACACATCGGGACGGGTGGGACCTCTCACGCAGCAGTTACAACTACCACTAACGGCTTTATGTCCTCCACAGACAAGAGTAAGTTGGATGGTATTGCAGCAGGAGCGCAAGTCAATAGTGTAACAAGTGTACAAGGTCGTACAGGGGCTGTCGTTATCTCCAAGACGGATGTATCCCTTGGTAATGTAGAAAACTACCCAGTAGCCACACAGGTACAAGCCACAGACGCTGCTGTTGATACAGCCTATATGACTCCGCTTAAGACTAAGCAACTTGTGGAGTCAGGGAGTGTTGTTGTAAGTGCTGATAAGCTCCGTACTCCAATCTCTGTATCTTTGACTGGAGATGCCGTTGGTAGTGTGGCAAATTGGGATGCGAGTAACAATGCTTCCATCACCACAACTGTAAACATTGACGCCAGTAAAGTTGTCAGTGGTACGCTGAGTAATGCACGACTGAGTAGTGGTATTGCGGACTATAGCTCAAACCCCACTTACTACAGCACTAGTGCAAACTTTGACCTAAACAATCTGCAAAGCGGTGAACGAGTCCTTATATCTACAACAGGGAACACCAACACACCCTCTGGTGCAAGTTTCTGGTATGTGGAATGCGTAAGGAGTTACACAAGCGAAAGCACTTTGGTGCAACGTGCTTGGTCGTACTCTGGTCGTCCTATGATGGCTGTGCGTAACTATCAAGGTGGTGTGTGGCAAAATTGGGTTATCTTTGATATGAGTAACCTGAATGCCAGCAGTCTAACAAGCGGCACTATACCTGCCGCACGCCTCCCCTCCTCTGGTGTTGTGAGTGGTACATACACAAAAGTAACTGTAGACGATACGGGGCGAGTAACAACTGGCTCTAGCTTGGTTGCAGCAGATATACCCAACCTCGATGCAAGCAAAGTTACATCTGGTACAATGGCTGTTGCTAGACTCCCTGCTGCATCTACTTCATCTGTTGGTGTTGCTCAGCTAAACAGTGCAACTAATAGCACATCCACTACCCAAGCAGCAACCCCTAGTGCAGTTAAATCCGCCTATGACCTTGCTGCTGCCAAAATTAGCAGTACAGAGAAAGGGGTTGCTAACGGTGTAGCTACGCTTGGAAGTGACGGTAAGGTTCCAGCTACACAACTCCCCTCCTATGTTGATGATGTTATTGAAGTATCTTCCTTTAACAATCTACCGGCTACAGGTGAGAGTGGTAAGATTTATGTAACCACGGATACTAATGACATCTATCGCTGGAGTGGTAGCGGCTATATCGAGATTGCAGTGAGTGCAGGTACAGCAGATACTGCCCTCCGTTTGGCTACAGCACGCACTTTGTCCTTAACAGGTGATGGAAGTGGTAGCGTTGCTTTCGATGGAAGTGGCGATGCTGCAATCCCTCTTACTCTGAGCAATACGGGAGTAAGTGCTGGCACATACCCTAAAGTTACAGTAGATGGTAAAGGTAGGGTAACAGCGGGGAGTTCTCTAGCTGCAACCGATATCCCTGCATTGGACGCCAGTAAGATTACAAGTGGTGTTATTGCAGATGCACGAGTCCCTACGCGCATTGGGGCTGTAGCTGCTACTGTTACAGACTGGGACACAGCAATCAGCAATGGTTGGTACATGGCGTCCAATGCCACTAATGCACCTATTGCAAGTACTTGGTTTATTGGTCACGTTGAGAATCATGGTGCTGTAGGTTGGTGTACTCAAACAGTTCATGCTTTCAGTGGAGACTCCGAGAGTGATACCAAAACCTACAGGCGAGAACTTAATAACGGAACTTGGGGGAGTTGGTATCGGTTAAGAGTCTCTGAGGCCGAACAATCTGCAATCTACCTGAATGCGAGTAACTTAAACGCAGGCACGTTACAAGATGCGAGATTACCTTCATCAATGACAGGTAAAACATTCACTGGCAAACTTGTCACAGCAACACCCGCAACTGGTTCTGCGAGTATAAACCTCCCTCACGGTGCAACCCCCACAACCCTAGTTAACGGCGATATGTGGACCACCACGGCAGGCGTCTACGCCCGTATCAACGGAGTCACCCGCGACCTGTATCACGCTGGCAACCTAATAGATGTATCTCAAGCTGAAGCTGAGGAAGGGACTGCTACCACACGCAGAGCGTGGACCGCACAACGAGTGAGGCAAGCAATTCTTGCTGTTCCAGAGAAACCATTGGAAATCAAGAGTGCAAACTTTACATCTGCGATTGGGAGGGGTTACTTCTGCACGGCTAACTTGACAGCTACACTACCAAACCCATTGGCTGTGACTATTCCAAACGGCTCTATTGTACGCTTCAACAAAGCCAACAGCGCCATTGTGACAGTAAACGCTATAAACGCTAATATCAGTACGGATGCTGGTGAAGACACATCTGTGATAATTGACATTACAGAAGAAGTGTTGTTCACCTTCTACAACAACAAATGGTGGGTATGATGGGGAATTTAACAGAAGATACTGTTTGGTCGCCAACAATCTATGAAATCGAATATGACACACCTGTACTTGGAGGGAGTCCTGAGTTTTCAGGCTCCGTTCCCGTGGGTGGATATTCCAATGTGGCGACACAACAGCTTGCCAACCGCACACAATTCCTTCTTGAAAAAGCTACAACAAACGAGTTGTCAATTGAGGCTGTAGAAGATCGTGTGTCAATTGTAGAAGTTTCTACAGATGAGCACTACGGGAGTGTAGGTGTTAACGCACACGGAACAGCGTCTGAAAGTGCTCCGGGTTTTATGTCAATTGAGCACTACAATAAAATAGAGTCTTTGGCTCCTGTGGCTGTCAGTGGGGATTATGAGGAACTTAATAATAAGCCCCCTTTCTACCTCAGCCCACGGTCTAGCGACTTCACTGCCCGCAAAGGTTATAGGTATTACATCAAGCAATCTATGCGAGTTGTGTTAGAAGACCCTATTGTAGCTGGTTATATAGATGGAGACTTCATTCAATTTATAAGATCACCAAACACTGCTGTAAGTATCACCTCAACCAACGCCAATATCATCACAGGAGGGGGCACCACAACTGAGGTTGCTTATGACATTGATGATGAAATCACAATCGTCTTTGACGGGATAAATTGGAGAGTTTAAATGCCTCAAATTACAAAACCAGATACGCTCAATGTTGTATGGGCAGATCAAGGGATGAAAATTAAGCCCGAAGATAGTAAGATTCTTCGTGGCTGGATTGAAGAAGTTCCACCACTGCAATTCTTTAACTGGTTGGATAGTCGCCAAGACCAAGCCATTGCTCATATTAACCAGCACGGAATTCCTGTATGGGATGCGGTTACAGAGTATCAAGCAGGTAAGAGTTACGTTCAAGGTGCGAATGGAACTATCTATCGCTGCACATTCACCAACTTCGGCAATGACCCGATTTCCTCTCAGAGCTATTGGGAGGAGGCTTTTACCTCCACGGAGAGTGCTACTGCACTACAGAGGTTTATAGGGTATGAAGTTCAGAGCGCTAGCTTCTCAGCCTCACCCAACTCTCGCTACTACATTGCTGCACCATTGGTTGTAACACTCCCCACCACCGGGACTGTAGGGCAAGTGGTGACGTTGGTAAAACGTCCCAACCTAGAAATTACCGTCCGCGTTTCTTCTGGTGTGATTATAACATCATCTGGAAGCGATGCAAATGTCATTTATGACATTGACGACGAAGTGAACTTTGTGTTCAACGGTACAAGTTGGGAAGTGTAACCTCCACTACCACCCCATGAAATTTTGATTAAAGGAAACCTGCATGGCTATCTCTCTTCGCGCTGCTCGCGCACTTATTATTGGTGATGTGAGCCTCTTGGGTAATGTCATCATTAACCCCGGAAGTACAGAAACCTACACTATCACAGACTATAGTTCTTTCAGCACTTGGTCTGTTTCTAGCAATGTCGGCACTGCGTCAATTACAAATGACACAATTACCTTAAGTGTCCCCAACCCTGTTGGTGCAACACAAGTCAACTTAACTGTTGTCAAGGATGGTAAACCTTCCGTGTTTGTTGTTGCCGCTGGTACTGCTGTAGTTAACAAACCAAGTATCACATCTCCGACAACAGGGCAGACTAATGTTAGTCTTACCCCCACTATCGCAGCTAGCGCATACTCTACCACACCGACTGGTCAAGGTGTACACCAGTCATCTCAGTGGCAAATAGCTCTTGATAGTAACTTCCTAAACATTGCGTATGACAGTGGTGTAGACACAGTTAACTTGACAAGCATCACTGTCCCCGGTGGGCTTAATCTTAATACCGTCTACTACGCAAGGGTACGCTACACTAGCTCCACCATTGGCAACTCTGTATGGTCTACTACTGTTTCTTTCACTACCACTAATCAGTATGTGAATACCCCTACAGTAAGTGTCACAGGTGGACCGGCTGATGTTGCCGAAACTCCCACTATCACCACTTCTGCTTTCAGCGTATTCAATGGTACAGATAGTCACGCATCTACTGACTGGCAGATCGTTAAAGTCTCTGACAGCTCTGTGGTTTGGCAATCACTTGGTAACACTGCTAATAAGACATCCATTGTCGTCCCTGTCGGGGTCTTGCTTGAAAGTACCCAATATAAGGCAAGAGTACGTCATGTAGGTGCAACACTGGGCGAAGGGGGTTGGGGGGAATACTCCTTCACAACCAAAGCTGAATTCTTTACATTCGACCCAAGTTCCGTGGGACTACCTTATGGTGGGGGTTATTACGCAGGTAAGATTGTTACAGAAGGTGTTACATATGCACTTATTGTAGCCCCTAAAGCTCAGGGTGGTGAGTCTGGGACTACGTTGGCTTGGAAGACTTCCGCCAGCAACACAACAGGCACCACCAGCATTAACGATGGCTTGGCCAACACTAATGCTATGATTGCAGCAGGGGCATCTGCACATCCAGCAGCCAACTTCTGCAACAACCTTAGCATCAATGGCTATAATGACTGGTACTTGCCTGCTAAAGATGAGTTGGAGATTCTATATCGTTATCTGAAACCAACTACGGACGCCAACAATACAAGTTCTGGTGCTAACACAAGCTCTGTGCCAACAACAAGTAATTACACGTCCGGTAGTCCTGCTCAGACTAGTGTTACTATCTTTAGAGCTGGTAACAGTGAAGCTTTTACTACATCAAACCAATACTGGACCAGTACGGAGTCTTCGTCTACGAATGGTTGGTATCAGCACTTCAGCTATGGCGTCCAGAACAACTTCAATAAGACGAGCGTGCGCTTTGTTCGTGGAGTACGCCGTATTGCAATATGATGTGTTTTACACATCTTTGCAATTATTGATGGTTTTCTTGTGCAGCCCCGTGGGGCTGCATTTGTTTAAGTTTTAAGAGGTATACATGAAATACATCCGATTCACATACGTTGACTACGCCACCCGTATCCCTGTCTCCAAAGAACCCGCTAAGCGTGGCCCTGATATTCCCGAAGGAATCACTCCAACATTTGCAGTTGAGTCATCTTTTGGACAAGCTCCTGTCCTTTATGGTATTGCAGAAGATGAGTTTGAACCAGAAGAGTGGATGGTGGAAGTGACGGAAGGTGACTTCTATACCGCATTCAAACAAGAGCTTAAAGAGCGTACCCGCAAGAAACGTAAGATGCTTGAACAAGGCGGTGTGGTGGTTGGTGGTAATACCATCCAAACAACTATCGAAGACCAGAACCGTGTAAGTAATATGGTGGCTGGATTGAACGTCACCCCAGAAGCTACGCAAGTTGACTTTGAGTATGCTCCGGGGCAGTGGACTGTAATCTCCCGCGATGAGGCCATTATTATTGGGCAGGCTGTATTCAACCATGTGCAACTCTGTTTCACTTGGTGTAAAGACGTACACGCTAAGGTTGACTCTATTGCAACATTAGAAGACGCCCTCCCAGTAGTTGAAGAGATTGCTTTTGCAAACTCTGAGACTCTGTACCCATCAGTAGAAGAAGCAGTGTAATGAATAAGCTAGACTTATACAAACCAGATAAGTCTAGGCGGTCTTGGTGGGTTGCTGTACTAATCTCCTTTGACCAACTTATTAACGCACTCTTTAAAGGATACCCAGACGAGACTATTTCCAGCCGAGCCTTTAGGGAAGATATTAAATGGTTGGAGAAAGTAGTGGACATCTTGTTCTTCTTTGACTATCAGGATACGGAAGCTGGACGTATTGGGCACTGCGAGCTTGCCTACTATGGTGAGTTGGCCCGTGAACACATATCTCTTGAGAGGGGTAGTGAGCCTTAGATGAAAAGTATAAAAACTAAATTGATTGCAGCATTTATTGCAGCGGGGCTTAGTGCCCCTGCTGCTTTTGTTGCATATGACCTAACCTTACCAGCAGAGGGGTTAGTATTACAACCATATTCTGATCCTGTGGGCTATAAGACTGTGTGCGCCGGGCACCTTGTTCAGAAAGGAGAGAAAGTAAAATCTTCCTACACAGAAGAAGAGTGCATGGAAATCTTTGCTAAGGATTGGAAGAAACATCTCAAGCAAATTGATAGTGCTGTTCGTGTACCTTATGCTTCTGAATGGCAACGTCAAGCTTTGAATGATTTCACCTTCAATCTTGGTATCAACTCTGTCAAAGGTAGCACCCTTCTTCGTCTTGTCAACCAAGAGAAGCACGAACAAGCTTGTGAGCAATTGACCCGATGGGTTTATGCGGGAGGTAAGGTGCTCAAGGGGCTAGTGATCCGTAGAGACAAGACAATGCCTTATTGCCTTGGAGAGCTTACACCAGAGAAGCAGAAAGAATATAAAGAATTCTTGGAGCAATATAATGAAATTTCACGAAGATTGGAAAAAGATTCTTAAGACTTACAGCTTTCTTTCTCTTGTAGCAAACTTGCTGATTGCTCTCAGTGTTTCTGGCTTGGCTGTATTAGGTGTCCTGTCCTCTCAAGTGGCATTTGGAACTCTAGCTGTCTCAGCATCCATTCTTGGCCTTCTTGGTGCTATTGGTAGGTTGGTGGATCAATCTTATGACGATATGAGGGAAGAGGATGAATAGATTATTTATCATAATCATAGTTGTTCTGCTCTCCCTTACATCCTTGTTTGGTTATCTCTCCTACTCATTTTATAGCGATAAAGCGACGCTTAAAGCTGATGTGGATCGTTTAGTGAAAGCTAATGCAACGCTTGTTTCTGATGTAGAAAAGGCTACTAAATCCTGTCTTATCGTTGATGAAATCAATAGAAAGAAGGACGAAGAACAGAAAGCCTTGGATGAGAAGAAAGAAGGGATTGTAAAGCAGATAGATAGCATCCCAAAGAAATCTAATGCAACTACTAAGGAATCCTCGGATGTTGAAGAAACTAACGTTGTGGACATTGATGGTGTGTTGCCTCTTGATCTTCAGCGGATGCTCAACGAAGCTCACCGAAGTGCAATACAGAGATAGAGTGCATACAACACCAGATAGTCTTCTTGTCGATCCGTGTGTAGCTAAAGAGGCTGGGTGGTCTGTTAGAAGCCTCAGTATTGGATATGTAGAAAACACTTCCTGTATTGCTAAATACAAATCCTTGCTTGAGAGACAGAGAGAGCACAAGAAGCAGATAATGGAGCTTTATTATGCCACACCGGAATAATCCAGCACCGGAAACAACGGCTGTCATTGTAGATAGACGAATTAACACATATTGGGAGAGGGCGGCACTTGGGTTGATGGCTATCGTCATGTCTCTTGTAGTGTGGAGTTTTCAACAGCAAGCAGCCAAAGTTGAAACCCTTGAAACCAAAGTCATTGCATTGGACAAAGTGAAGATAGACAAGGGTGATCTGAGGGAAGTAGAAGACCGTCTTAATAGCAAGATGGAAGGGTTACGTACAGACATCATAGCACGACAGGATTTGATGCAATCAAACATCTTGAGTCGCTTGGACTTGTACTTCCAAGGTAAGAGATAAGGGGACTGTTGTGGGGACGCTATTACAGAATGTTGTAAACTTTGTTTTTCTGCTCTTAGCTGTCACCTTACTGATTATCCTTTGGGGTAATACACGAGATAATGTAGCAGCCAACAATCTATTAGAACAGATTGAGATGGTGCGGGATGAGAATAGAAAAGTGATCGGGAACAACACTATCTTTCTTGAGAATAAAATCAATACCCAAGCTAAGATACAGAATGATTACCAATTCTCAACATCAAGGAAGATTGAACTCTTAGAAAAGAGGGTGGACCAGATTGCAAAAGGGGAGCCTAAGCAGAGATTGATTAACAACAACAATCTGCACAACTCATTGACAATCAATGGAACGGATGTGGTAGTTAAGAAATCTGAGGCAACAAGTGAAACAAAGAGAGATGTGCCATAGCTATCACATCTTTTAGAAACGACTATTAAAATAGAACAAGAATAAATGTGCCCAGAGAGCCTTTCGGTCCTCTGGGCTTTTTGTTGTCTACGATTTACCGATCTTCGGTGATGTAGTTTTCATAGCGTTCAATCAGGGCTTTAGCAACACGAGGATCAGTTTGCTCTGCTGCTAACTGACGAGCAATTTCTTGTTTGCATTTGAGCCACGCAAGGTGGGCTTCAAGTTCTGTGTCAAATAGACCGAGGTACTTCTTTTTGCCCGAACCGTCATTGCACGTAGCCATAAATTTATTAGACACCTTCTCTAGACAGACACCAATCATGAAGCAACCCCTAGTTTTCTTGGAATCAACTAGAAACAGGTTAACTTTACGGTCAACGAACAGGCAAGTTTCGGGACTATATACTTTGTTACCTACCTCTAAGACATCCTTATCTAGCTGCCTACCCTCCCAATCTTGCTTTTCCATCCAAGCTTTAAAGTTGGAAAACGTAAGCCACTCTTCACAAACGAAACACCCTTTATAGGTAGGAAATTTTTCTTGGTGTTTAACAGAATAGCACCGCATTAACATACTCCCCCATCTCTTGTAGAAGGGGCAAGCCCATATAAGCTTATTTTTCTTTTTGCCGTCTTCGTATGTGGTTAGGAATTTCTGCGTAACATAGTCAGCATCGTTCAACCCTCTCCCGTGTACTAGCTTTTTCTTCACCATTAAAATCTCCAAATAAGAAAAGCCCACAAGACCGTTAAGTCCCGTAGGCTATGAAATTTAAACTACTCTCCCAAATACTCCTTCAGATTGTCAAAGCCACCAATATACTCCATCTCACATCCATTCACAACAAAGCATTGAGGAAATGTACGTGGTCGTGGTAGGCCCATACCATCCGTTACTGCAAACAGTTCATCTACCTCGTAATCTTTACCGAGCTTTTTATATTTCAGATCAAAACCTTTCATTGCAAGCACATGGCAAGCTTGAAGGCAAGCACTACAACCATCTTTACCATAGACAAGGTACATACTTTCTCCTCTTTAAAAGGAGGGGCTTTCGCCCCTCATTGACAACTCTCGCACTCTGCTTTGTCGTTAGACGCTTGAACACCAGCTTTGCTGTAGATGTAATATAGACCAAGAATGTCTTCACTTTCAATAGCATACTGATGCACACGGGCAATAACACCTTCATCTTCCCCGGCAGCAAAGAACAAGTTTAGTGATTGCCACTGATCTAGAAATTTACCACGAGCTTCTGCTTGTTGCAAGATAGCCATCTGATTAATTTCAAAAGCAGTCTTAAACACATCTTTCTCTTCTTGTGTCAACCACGACACACCCTGCACACTACCCATTGCCTCACGAACTTCAGCAATATTAGCTTTGCTATACACACCCTTTTCCTTCATAAGACGGAGTAGGTGTGGGTTTACACGATCCACCTCGCCACCAGCACTTCGCTGTGTGTACACCATCGCTGTATCTGGGTTGATGCCTTCACTCACACCACCCATAATCAAAGCCGTGCTCTTAGTTGGTGCTACAGCGAGAAGGTGACTATTGGCCCGTCCATAGCCTTTACACCACTCTGGTTCACCCCACTGCTCAGCACTCCAAGCTGTTGCTTTCTCTGCTTCTGCCCGAATGTACCTAAACAGCTCGATGTTTAGCAAGTAAGCTTCGACACTTTCAAAAGCAATCATCTTTCGCTGGTAAAGCGAAGTGAGTCCACAAACCCCAAGACCCAAAGCACGAGATTTACGGGTAAACTCTACAGCCTTCTCCAAACCATGAATATTCTTGGCCCGCTCAATAAACTCTTGGGCCACACAATCCAAATACACTGTAGCTACAAACACGGCGTCCGTTCCCTTCCACTCATCATAAAGGTCTGCATTCATAGAAGCCAGAACACAAGTGTAGGTGTAGTCTGGTCCGCTATGCAGCGTAATTTCATTACAGAGCTGGGCTGCCTTTACATCGAGATTGTGGTCCTTATACCATTGAGGACGCTTGCGATTAGCCTTGTCTGGGAAGAATAGATATCCTTTACCAGTCACCATCTTAGTCTTAAAACCTTTCTTGAATCGGTAATGAGCTTCTTCATCCCCGTCTCGCATTTTCTCTGTGTCACTATCATGCCAATTCCACCCGATATTATTACCGTCAGGGTGTTGTTCCAGATACGCACATACTTCGTGGAAATCTCCATGGCTGATCGGCAGATAGCCCGCCCAAGAACCTCTACGAGCAGTTCCTTGTGCCACATATTCCATGTCTGCTTGCATACCCATGATAACAGGCATCACACCAACAGACTTCCCACCTGCACTGATTTGACTACCACGTGGACGAATATCCCCGAGATAACCTGCTGTACCAAAACCATACTTTGTTAGGATTGCAGTTTCATGTTTAGCACGATAAATACCATCAATACTATCGGGAAAGTAACTACCAGCGCATGAAACAGGCAAGCCGCGAGTGGTCCCACAATTGGCCACAATTGGCGTGCTAGGACTTAGCCAACCCTTCCACATAATGTCAAAAAACTTATCCTTCCACACAGCAGGGTCGGGTGTATGAGCTGCCAGAGTGTTAGCAATACGTTGATATTGCTCTTTAGGGTTAGCAGCCTGATATAGATATTTCTCTTTAAAAAGCTGCCAACTTCCTGTGCTCCAATGGAGAGGCATAAGCCCCTCCGCTTGTAGTTTCTTACGCTCTTCGCTTAGCTTATCGTAAATACCACTAGACAATTATTTTACCTCCCAACTAAAGCCGTTAATATCCCAGTCTCGGACATATTGATTTCCCTGCGAGGAGAAGAAATCTTGTGCCTGATAACCATTAATACCCCGATAGAACCAGTCACCCACAGGATTATACTCTACTTTAAAAAGATTCTTGTAACCAAGGTTACGGAGACACAGATTTACACGGCTCTGAGCAAAATGCTGAAGCTGAGTATCTGTGATTCCCTCAATCTTGCCCTTCTCAAAAATCTTAGCAATAATCAGTTTCTCATGCTCGTATACGGTGTTGGCTGCATCATACACATCCTTTTCCAAAGTAACAAGATATTCATCATCAATCTTACCGGCCTCAACCAACTCCTTTTTCAGTGTACGGAACAACCAAGCTGCTGCTTCTGCGTGGAGATTTTCATCACGAGCACTGAAGTTAATCCCGCTAACAACATTCAGTAGCTTATTCTTTCCTTGGCTCTGGAAGTGCTTCAGGAAAGCAAAGCTCGAATAAAGAACAGCACCTTCACCAAATGTAAAACAGCCAAGAGCACGAAGATCATCAGCATCAGAAAGTGTGTCCTCCAAGTAATCAATCCGTTGCTTCAGTTCTGCGTCTTCAATATACGAATCATAAAACTCATCTGTTGCAATTCCAAGCTCTTCGTTCAAGGTCTTGTAGAAGAACAAGTGAACACCAAGTTCAACACCGCCAAACGTAGCGGCCATTGGTTGAATATCAGCAGGTCGTGGGAACTTCTTCATCACGAAGTTAAGCCAAAACTCATCACCAATAATCTGTTCATACTTACTGAAAAGCTTAAGCACCATGATTGTTCCGTGACGCTCTGCTTCCGACATGTTTACAAGAATGTCTTGTTTGTCTTTAGCAACTTTCACCTCAAAATGGGGCCAGAAAACAGACTGCTGTTTGTTCATAAAATCTACAGCTTCTGGGTAGTCTACAGTGAAAGTAGACTTTTGTGTGCGAATCCTTACATCTGTCAATTTCCTCTCCTCAAAATTCTTTTCTATTAGTCATCTTCCCAAGAGCTAATCGCTCCACGGGGGTTGAGCATCTGCAATGCTACACGTTTGGAAACGTCTTTACAAGCTCCAATGTGTGCGTCTAGTGAGGCAGCGCCCGATGCTAACCACTCCGGTGTAGTCAATTCAAAACCCTCGTAACGAACACATGTTACCACTTCTCCTCGGAGATTACGATGGGCACAGAACACTTCATCTACACCTTGTGTTGTGTCCATCCCATTAGCTTGAAGAATCTCTCCAATCTTTTCTTTATCGCCACTCCCATAAGCTTCCTGAAAACCCTCTACAAGAAGCAAATCACTAACACTCAAACTATAAGGAACACCACTCATTTACTACCTCCCCACAACTTATCCAATGCAGCGCGAGGACTCATACCAATCTGATAGTAGCCTACGAACTCCGTGGCGTTGTCAATGAATCGACGATACGCCTCATTCTTTTTAATACCTTCAACGTGCTTCATTAGAACAGCAAGTTCCTCAATCCAATCTTCCAGAGGAAACTCTTCTCGAAAGCCTATCATTTTATTTACTCCTAAATCAAACTTTCATATGCTTCATCAGAGCAGCCCACGATACAGGGTACAGCGGAGCTACAACATCGTGAATCTTTTGAGCAAGTTCTTGTGCTTCTTTCTGTGCATGGCTGTCTAGTCGTAGCTTACACACACGAGCAAAGGCAACGAGAGAACCAGTCCACATCCAATTTGTCATAGTGTTCTGGGGCAAGACCATCCGCGCCTGTTCTGGCGCGATTCCAGATTGTAGCATCATATTGTACCCTTCTAGCGCAGTTTCTACAGGCATCTCAAACCACTCGTAAGCCTCTTCTTCTACAACACCCTCACCACTACCCTGCTTCATATTAGTTGGACGACTACGCCACACTGAGGGTTTATAGAACTCTGGCGTGTCGTCAATGTAACGACGACTTTCTTCATTCCAGACAAGACCAATCTGGTGCTTAACAAACTGACGGGCCATAAAGATCGGAGCCTTGACACGAATCTGTACCGATGTGTGAGCTAGTGGACTCCAATGATTATGCTTTGCAAGGTAGTTAATCAGTTTTGTATCTTTTTCGAGATCAAACTCTTGCACCTCTTTGGCGAAAGAAACCCGTGCAGCATTCACCACATTAATATCTGATCCCATATGATCTACGTATTGTACTTGCATTTCAACAAACTTAGCCAATTACTTCTTCTCCTTAATCTTGTTAACACTGTAAATCATCTTGTTGCATTCGTATTCTACAGAGTTTCCAGCCTTTCCACCAGTACCATCTTGCAATCCTTGACAACGCACAAGGGACTTGATGATGTTCCCTCTGTCAAAATCATTACCGAAGAAAGCACTAATCATCTCTTCTGTCTTAATGTAGCACTTCCCCTCTTTCTGACGCTCGTTGAGAGTGTACAAGAGCCACTCTGGCAAAAACAAATCATAGTATGAACTACTGCCACCATCAGATTTGATTGGACCTGTACTCTCACTATCCTCCTTCACAATCTCATACATTGGTGGGATCAAATACCACACCTTTCCGTTTGCTAAGAAAGTGACACCACTGTTCTGACCATTATTAACTAGACGGACGTTTTCGTAAACAGAACCTTCTTTCAACCCTTGATACTCATAATCATCCACCAATACACGAATCTTCATCTCCATTCCTCCTTTGTTACGTCTGCATAACAATCTTGCTTAGATGTAACGAATGTTAGACATTTAACGTCCCGTCGATCCAAAGCCTTTGTCTCCACGTTTCGTAGACTTAAGCTCATCTACTTCTTCAAACTGCACTTGCTTGACAGGGATAACCATAGCCTGAGCAATACGCTCCCCGGCGTTAATCTCAAGACCCCAACCCGGCTTATCACAAGCCATCTTCACCTTAAGCTCGCCAACGTAGTCAGAATCTATCACCCCGACACAGTTGGAAAGACGTACATCATTCTTAAACCCGTGACCACTTCGGCTAAACACAAGCATAACATGACCTTCTGGAATTTCAAATGCAAGACCTGTAGAAAATACATGTGCTTCGCCATGATCTACATCCCCGTTAAGATATGTAGAGATATCAAAGCAAGCAGCCCCTTCTGTTGCATAAGTTGGAAGCTTAGCTTCTGGATACAAACGTTTTACCTTCAGTTTCAATTCTTTCTCCTCTCTAATTTCTCTTTGGGAATCCTTTCCCTTCCTTGTCGTCCATGTTGCATATTGTTTCATCTTTTCTTTTCTCTGTCAAGCAGTTAACGTTCGATCCATCGCCCGTTTGAGTCGAGTAGCATTGGTTCGAGAACTGGCTGACTGTCAATAATCAACCCGGTCCCAATTACAGGCCGCTTAATATTAACGTTGTTGTAACTAAAAGCCAAGGCGTCATCGTCAATCAGACAACCACACTGCATAGCCCAGAACAAGCCGTTAGGATTTCCCCAATAGTCAACCTTAAATGACTCATGATAGTGGCCTTGGATCGCACACATCCCCATCTGCTGACTGAGTTTAATCACATCACTTGACTTACCGTGGTGGATGTAACACTTTTGGCCATTCGGTAGTGTAATAGTCAGATCAAAAGACCACTTCCAACCACCATCAACACCAAGCACATCATTGTAACTTTTAATATAGTGTTTCGGGATTCCAAAAGTCTTTGCCTTACGCCACACCAAGCTGCCGTGGTTGGATTCAATAATGTCCATCGTCGGAAACATTTTAAACAGTTCTGCAATAACAGGCAGGCTTTTCCGCAATTCATCCCCAGCACTCGGCAAGTCAGGGTCACTGTCGTGATAGCTCAGGGCATGTTTATCTAGTTCGTCCCCCAAACAGATTATTCGTGTAGGGTTGTACTTAGCTTTCAGATGTTTAAGGAAAGCAATCAAATCTGGGTGGTGGTAAGGAATGTGCATATCACTAATAAACAGCACACGACTGTTGTCCTCGCCCGCATCCTCCTTGCGGACAGAGAAGGTCTCAGAAGACTTCTTATTATCTACCAAACCCTGAGAGAAAATCTTTCGCAGATAATCACTTACTGTACTACGGGGCTTACCTAAATGACGCGCGATCTGCCTCCATGAGATACCTTCCCGTGCAAGAGTCTCTGCCTGTTCCTGCCAACTACTCTCAATCTTCTTCTTCAAACTACACCCCCTCTTTCAGTTTATCAAAATCCAAAAACCGACTAAAATCTTCTGGTTTTACTTTCGGAACATCTTGTGACAGCTCATCCTTCAAAGCGTCAAACTTACATTCCACACGATTCAAACGATCACTAAGCTTCTCAAGCTCAAGCATTAGATTTGTATAATGAATATCTTCTTTCATTTAGAACTTCTCCTGAAACTCTTCATCAGAATATTCTACTGTCTTAACTTCCACACCAAGTGAACACAATACTTCCCAAGAAAGATCATTCAGGCCACTATGGCCTTCATAAATGAGTTTTTCATTCAGATAGGCTACAGTCCAATCTCCTGCTTCTGGTCTATGTAAAACTAAAGTGTTCATTCTTCATCTCCCATACTCTTAAGCTCATGTTTAATCCAATCTAGAAGAGCTTTTAACCCTTGTTCTTCTCCAAGCTCATTGATTAGTTCTTTTGTGTTCACAAGGCACTGGATAAGAGCATCTTCATACCCAAGCTTATATTGGCATTCCATCACACAACGCCAATCTGACTCATAAAGATATTTGCAAACACACCAAACTGAACAATTTCCGCGAAGAACCAACAAGCAAAGAAATTCTCTTTGTCTAGCTCAAGCATCTCTTCATATTTATTCATTCTCTCCAATCTCCTCTAGAAAATCATAAATCATATCAAATGCAACACCGTCACAACGTCCCATCACTTGCTTTAAAATCTCAACAGCGCGAGCAAGAGTGTCTTCTGATTCAGGTTTAAGCTCTACAACCTCATAGACATCTTGCTCAGAGAACTTAGGACCGTGAACATCTGTTCCCCAACGTTTCTCTTCTACAATCACTTTCAAGCCGTATTGTTCTGCTGATCGTCCATAAGCAACTGTCTGATTAAAAGCATTCTTTGCATGACCCGGAGCCTTCCAAGAAGTTTTACCGGAAGCTGCCCGGAACAATTCTTTTGTCTCCTTGTTCCTAATGATGTAAGTTTTGTTTGCCTTAACATCACTCATTCTCTTTCTCCTCCATCAATCGTTCAACAATCTGAACTCTTCGCTTAGCTGAGTTGCTGGCTGGAATTATGCCATTTCCTTTCAGCCATTGTGTATCAAGCTTAGCTTTCTGTAGTCTAATAGCTTCTTTAGTTGCTTTAGCTTCTTCCCAAGTAAGCCCTTGCTTTTCCTGCAACGTCTTGCACTCGTGGCACTCCACACACAGTATCTGTAAGTCACTAAAACCAACCATTAGGATGTTATTGAAGTAGTTCTCAAAGTCTTCAACCTTAGTGAAGCTGTGGTTGCCGAGTTTATGATCAATCTGCACTTCATTCAACTTGAACAACCCTTCACAAATCTCACACTTAGTAAGCCACTTCGTTCTCGTACTGTCATCCATATCAGGAATTGTATTCATATACAAGTACGCTAACTTCACATCTGACTTCATCCAAGCAGAACGTATTGCAGAACGAACAACACTAACAACATGCTTCTCTTGTGGTTTACCATCGGGTCCGAGTTTCTTCAAGAAAGACTTTAACTTATCCTCTCTCTTCTTTAAATCAAGCTTACTAGGAACCGTCATGTGTCAGTTCCACGTTGGCTTAAACTCTTGTGTCCGAGTCTTAGTGACATAGTGCTCAGGGATAACAACTTCAGGAACAAGCTCTTGATACTCTTCCACCTTTTCGTAGGTTACATCATCCCACTCCGTACCATAGCTATCATCCCACATGCCGTTACGCGACACGCAAACATTCAGGAAATCAGAGGCGTCTACACCTTCTTCAGCAAGAACTTTAACATCTTCTTCGGTGATAGTGTGGGAGGCCGAGCAATAAAAGCTACCGTACTTACGGTGATCTTTTTGAAAATCCCCTACTTCTGAAACATATTCGAGCAGGTCTTCTTCAGTAATCTTATTCATAACTCACTCCTAGATTATTAAGCGTATCTCGTACACTCAGTTGGTCGCCTACGAATCGGCGCATGTGGGCACAATCTATATACGTTTGCATTAGGTCAAGGTAGGAAGCAACAACCTCCTCCCCATTCCACGCAGTATAGGTGATTGGTTCAGGATACCATGATTTGTAAAGACTCACCATCTTTTCCCAGCACTCCTTATCTGTAGTAAGTTCAGAGAAATCTTTAAATGCTGCTTTCTCCCCATACTTTACACCAGCAAGCTCAGTTGGTTTGTAGCAGTCAGACGGGTCTCCAATGGTAGCTTGAAGATAGAGCCATTTACGACCAAGCCCATCAACCTTGTTTTTCCCATCAATAAACAACTCACCAACACCAGAGATAAACTTAGGCTCTTGCATCTTATCCCAGTTGTACAACCACCCCATGCACTGCTTCGCATCCTTATCTACAGTTGCCTGAACTATGCGTTTTTTAGCCTTAAAACCTTCGTAAGCGTATGAGGCTAGCACATCATCAGACTCCCATCCATTCGCCTTTTCTGCCTTGTATTTCCCTACTAAATAACCTTGCACTTCCTTCAAGTGGAGTGGTCGGATACTATCTGTTCGGTTGCTCTTGTATTTAGTTGGTAGAAGCAGATCATCCCTGAAATTCCCCTCCCCCTGCACTATAATCTTAAACTCAGAACATCCAGAAGCTTTCCAGATATTATCAACCATAACCTTTACAGTATGCAAGCAATTTTCTATAGGATCAACAACCCTATCATCGATAATATCAAAGTCCGTTTCTTCCCACTTCTCTTGCTCTTTCAACCAGTCACGGAAAGCTGTTCGATGTTGAAACTCTTTGCTTCGATTAGATGTTTTGTGTACAGCACGAATAAATCTATTTTCACATGCAGCAGAGGCTTTAAAACCAATCAGGTCTCCATCCAGTACGCACAAACTCATGTTGTACCTCCATTATATTTCCTAAGGTAATCTATAGCGCTTGCTAAGAATATTTCGTTCTCCAGAAAGAAACCAATCCCTTTATTGCACCTAACGCACAAAATACCCCTGATATCTCCAGTAGTGTGGTTGTGGTCTAGATGGGCCTTGCTCGGGTTCGAGTTGATGTCTAAGGGTACTTTACATATCTCGCAGCACCCTCCTTGTTCGGCTAGCATTAAATCGAAGTCGTCCGCTGTGATTCCATAGGTACTTCTATAGTAGTGGTTCCTGTAGGAACGTCTGTGCTTATTCCATTCTGAGGCACCCTTCGCCCTGGCTTTTCGGTGATTCTCTTTCGCTCTGGAATTAGCGCATTCTCTACAATATGAGTAAATCCCCAGAAATGAATTTTTATCTTTTGGGTAATCTACTAAAAATTTCCACTCTCCACACCGCTTACATTCAACTTTTCCATCCACTACCGGTCTTGTTCTATCTCTCACCTCTCCTCCTAAAAGAAGGGGCTGTAAATCAGCCCCGTTGTATTTCAATATTTAGTCCGCATATGTCTCATAAGCAAGACGAACCTTAGCAAACTCTTCTGACTTCTCCTCAAAGATGTTCTTCACATAAAGGGCTGCGGCAGCTTTCAGTGTCTTAACATCTAGTTCGGCTTCTTTACCATTATCTTGCAGCGCCTTCATACTCAGACGAACGTTCTCCGCTTCAGTCAGCAGGCGTACCATGTTTTGAAAGAATTCTTGTTCACTCATATTTTCTTTTCTCCTCAATTAATTAAATACAATTTCTACGTTACCCACCCGACCTTTCTCAATGTCTATCTGAAAAGCTACGCGGTCATAATCAGAGAAGTCAAGCTCTTTATCAACAAGAGCATCCATCTTCCCCAGAAGACTGTACACTTTGCTGTCTGGCTTCATATAGCCGATGATACAAGCAAGGATATAAGCTTCTTCATCTGTTAGACTAATGGTTTTCATCTCATTTCTCCTAAGACAGCCCGCCGTATTTCAGACGGGCTTTATTTCAAGTTAGATCAGAACGGGGCGTCTAGATCGTCGTCAAAGTCAGGAGCAGGCTCTACTTCTTTCTTAGCCTTGGGTTTAGAAGTCTCTTTAGTTGCTTCCTCATAAGCTTTCTCTTGAGCTTCAGAAGGCTCTCGCTCTGGAATACCACCAAGATCAGCAAGACCGCCTTTAACACCACCAAGTTCATCAAAGCTTGAACTACCGCCAGCAGGCTTGTACTCGATCAGATCGTCAACACGAATAGCTTTCAGTTTGGCAAAAGTACCGAAGTCATTACTAACTTCATCAAACTGCGCAACACCTTTAGAACCATTAGCAACTTTAGTGGTGGCAGTGATATCAACATTACCATCTTCGGTTGCAAGAAGGACACGAGGCTTTGCGTAGTCAGCAATCGGAGTACCATCTTTGTATTGTGCTGGCTTCTTCAGCTTGATTACATACAGTTCATCACCTTCAAAGGGTGGTGCAAACTTGTAAGCACGTTCGAAGTCGTCACGGTCAACTTCCTTACACTTTTGTTTCTGATACTTCTTGTTCCATTCTTTTGCTACAGCTTTCGGAACCACTACATCAACAGAGTATTCTTTCTCTGTTTTCGAGCCGTATTTGAAATCGGCTTGGTCGATCTTGCAGTAGGCGAAAACGGCATCTTTAATAACTGGCATAACTATACATCTCCTCTTTGATTAAAATGATTTGTGACATTTTGGAACGGAAGCCACTCTCCGTTGAAGCTGTGTATTGTTTCAAACTTTTCTCTTTTAGTCAAGAGAATAATTGAATTATTTACTCTTAAAATACATCGTAGAGCAGACGAACAGAAGACCTACAATCACCGCTGGTGCCCACAAAGGGGCAGTGACAACAGCCCAGCTAATCGTAGCAATTCCTGCAAGCTTCAGTCCAAACATAATCAGGAACATCATTCCTAAAATAAACCACATATTAATTCTCCTTATCGTTGAAAACTATCAAATGAAAGCTTAACAAGCTTAAATTTAGTGTGGCCATGACGCTTTGCATAACGAAGCTGAGAACGCGCTTGATCGCGTGTCTCACACAAAGCAATTACATTTCCTTTCTCATCTGTTGTAGCCCACGCTTTAATCTTTTCAATGTTCATTTAGATTTCCTCCACTTCTTCTGGTTTAAGCCAACTACCATTACCAAGAGCGTCTTCCACACGATATGGAAGACGGTAGTCCTCTTCATCATATTCCGTGACCGTTACAATGTCTCCGATATCTTGACAGTGGTCTGAAATATCTTTTACAACCCGATATTGCTTTCCTACTACAAGCTCTTTCAAAGTTGTCTGATTATCTTGTTGACCTTTCTCATTAACAACACGCTCATATTCCATGAAATCTTCAAAGGAGGTGAAATACAGAGATGTTGTTTTCTGAATTTCTCCGATTGTTTCAGTGATTGTTTTAGTTACAGATGCCATTATTCATCATCCTCCATCACCCAAGCACCACAATCAATTACGTTGTTACGAAATTCTACAGCAAGCTCATCCAATAGCTCCTCTTGCTGCTGTGGACTCATATCTTCCCATTCCTCACGTGGAAGCTCATAAATATCTGAATGGCTAGCTCCTGCAAAACCTGTCCCTACGTGAATCTTGATTCTAACAATATCACTCATCTCTTCTCTCCTAGCCTCAAGGCTTTCTGTTAATGTGTGTACATTGTGAAGCATGTTTTAGGGGTTGTCAAGGGAATTTTTCAGGACTAGTGGCATCCTGCCCACGAGCGCTCCACCATATACCCCGCTGTCAAATCAATGACCATTCCGTAATCACGCCCTGATTGGTTAACTGATTCTACCGCAAGATGACCACCTAAGCAATAGGCAACGTACACCCCACCTTTAGGGGAATCTTTAATATCGCTCCAAATCTTCCCTTCTTTCTCCCACTGCTCGTCTTTAAACGCTTGTGCTTGCTCCTTAGTTTCAAAGCGTTTAAATATCACGGAGGCTTTATTTGTCTCTAACTGGGCTTCGTCATGGTAGGCCATAAGCTGCTGACAAAAATCTTTTTTAGTCCAATCATCTCTAAAGAAATCTACCAGCAATCCTGCATCTCTCAGCTTGCGGTCATGCAACACCATAGCACGCTTGGCACAGATAACACCAGCACTTTGAAACTTACTGTTCAAGATTGCGTGTGCTGAGCGGGTGGGGACAAGTCGCCCATCAATCCCTTCGATTCGCTTCTTGTCGTAAGTGCTCCACTCCCTGTTCAACGCATCTTTAAGTTTCTTCAAGGGAGCAGCAGCTTCCCAGAAAGCTTCAAAGATTTGATTACCTGTCTCGACATCACAACCAATTGTTTTTGCAATCTTCGGCCCCTGTGCTCCGTAGGTTGCCCCATATTTAACCGACTTCGCAGGAGATCGTGTAAATTCCCTTGCAATAATAGCAGAAATCTTCTCTGCCATCTTCGTATGTACATCGTTCGGTTTGTCCAAAAGCAAGGAATTGCAATACTCCTTAACTTCTCCAACTTCAAAGGGCCAACAGAAGTTTGCTTCTTCTCGCGCTTCAAGGCTATCAAAATCGTAACCGATTTGGTAACAATGCTCATCAACACCAAACATAGCTCGCATTTCATACCCAAACAGCGATGTTACACGAGGAATATTCGCCACAAGCCTGTGTTTGAATCTCGAAGTAGCAGCACCACAAGTATCTGCTGGCGTTGGAATACGGCCATCTTCACGAACAGCAGACAGATAGCCCTTCTCCGGTTCTTCATCGTCCTCCCAGTCTGCACCACCCCCCAGAATACTATTCCGCCGATGGCGGTAAGTGAGATATTCGGTAATATCTGTAATGCAACGAAGCTTTTCAGAAGAACTTGCAAGTCTCTCCAAATCTGGACAAATCTCTTTCTCTTGACTAACAGTGAAACTGGGGTTCGTTAGTACCTTAATCCCTCCACGACGCTCCATTCGCTTCTCAAGCTCACGTTTCAGCTTATCTCGTATCGTCTGCTTTGTCATCCGGGGGCCAATATTCAGCCCCAAATGCTCACAACGATCTTTGCAGAAGTTGCTCTCAACAGTTTGCTCGATGTACCGATCAATCGCAGCCCTAATCTTTTCATCAGTTAGACGATTTTTCTTTACATCTGTCGTCAAATCTTTTTCTTTATATTCGGCGGGCGACCAGCCCAAACTAACCAACCACTCCTTAATATGTGTCGTATCGTTAACCGTGGCTTTCATCTCTTTTACAAGAGGTTCTAAGGGTAGTGGAAGTTCATACGTCGCACCCTCGAACACAAATTTATTATCTTCTGTAATCGTTGCGCCAATCTTCTCTGCAAACTTTAAAATGTTAGAAGACAAATCTCCATTCTTCTTGAATTGAATCTTGCACGGAGTAAAATCTGATTGCACTTTCTTTGTTGCAGGGCGGTTGGGGAGGATAGCCTCAATCTTCACCTTCCGCTCTTCCATCATAGCGTCCAGACGATCCAGATTCTTATACGCCAATTCGAGGTCGAACTTAAACCCCCGGTGCTCTTGTCGGGTAATCAGCTCAGCAACAGCCTTCTCAAGCTTGATGGCTCGATTCCATTTACTTCCCCAACCGTAAGCCTGCTGTTCAAGATCAAGCATCGGCAGAATACTACGGTTTGCCTTAACGTCATAAATGTTGTAATACAGCATATCCGGCCCGAAGTGTTTAAAGCGCTCTTCTTGTGGCAGATGCTTACGGAATGCAATTTTCTGCGTACCTGTCTTTTGTGACAAAGCATCCAGAGAGTGTCCCCCAAACCGATCAGGGTTGAGTGTTTTAGATCGAACGAGTGTATCGTCAAACACAACCTTTTTGCCATCCCAATAGTCATCACCAAGATCACACCCCATCGAAACATCTCTCTCAACTTCGTATGGAATCCCATAGTAAAGTTTAACAGCCAATAAGTCGAAATTAATCTGGTTGTGTGCTGCAACAATAGTATTCTCCGGTAGAGCCTTGACGAACTTAGGGAAATCCTCTACGGGTTTGTGAATATAATCTACAGCCTCGTATCCAGCTTCAAGCGTGTACGTATTTCCTTCAACAGTTATGGTGTGAGCGCGTCCATCAAAGATGTACTTATCGCCGGAGTGGAAACCGTAAATATATTCTTTACCATTCATTACGACACTGGCAACAATACAGTGAATACCGAACGACTCCTTTAGTTTGTAAGGGACGCTTGTGTAATCAATGCTCGTGTTATTCAGTAGCCCCGTGCTCTCAATATCCCAAACAATGTGCCAAGGTTGCATGAATCCTCCTAATCTCTAAAAATCTTACTCATTCTTTCAGAAAAAGCAGGAGGCGTCAAGCCCCCCTATGTTCCGTGCGTTTCAGTATAACCCGCCCCTTGCAAATTGAGTAGATCAATTTGCTGTTGCCTATACTCTTGGGCGAGAAATTCTGCCAACTCTTCTCCGTATTTTGAAACAGAAAATGACCTATCCCTAAGCTTACCTTCGAGTGTGTTCCAAAAAGCTATGTAACAAGCTCGACCATTATCATGTACCCTGTACCTAACGCCAGTTGTACCAGATGTGTTCCTCTTAGATTTACCCTTGTTGCGAGCATTAAGGGGTAATTCTACCAAACGAAGATTTTCAATCCGGTTGTTCCGAGGATTGCGATCAATATGATCTATTTGCAAACCCTCTTGCACAGGTCCGTTAAAATACTCCCAAACAATTTTATGATGAGACTCCTGCCTCCCGCCTAACATTACCTTATGGTATTCCTTACAAACTTGCTTTGTAAGAGCTTGTCCTGCCTTGGCGGCCAATTTGTTGTAGTAACTACCGGACCACACATCAACCTTCCAGATAAGTTCTCCATCTTTATATTCAAATAAATTTTGCCACTCCCTGTTAGCAATCTTTTCCGAAATTTGTATTTTAGGTTCAATGGAGTCTAGACACAAGTTTTCGATTTTCGTGTTAGATAAATCCCCATCTACATGAAATACCACACCATTGGGAATCTCTCCGTGGAACATTTCCCACACAACACGAGCAGCCATTTCGGGCTGCCCCCTAAAACTTACTGCCCAATGGCCGCGTTTCGTTTTAGTTCCTGCAACGGAACCAATACCCCTAGTACCCTTCCGCTTAATTTTCCACCTCAAGCAAGATGGACTATTTTCGTCATACTCAAAACAATCTGCTGGATTGCTCATAATTCCCCCATTTAAAAATCTACACACTGTTGTGGATTATTTGATAAATAATCCTCCAAATCGTGCAATGTGTGTGTCTCGTTATCGTAATAGAAGCGGCCTGCGGCGGGTGATGTGCGCCCTGTCCAGCGACACTTTGTCATCTTCATAACTGTAGTGTTACGCTCCAATTCAGACTCAGCTTCCTTATTCCGAGTAAATAGCAAGTTACAGGCTGCACTCTTAAAAATCGCAGAGCTGCCTTGAAAATCCTCTTCATGCAAATCGGCGCCAGTGCTGTTAGCTTTTTGTCCGCCGCTGCTCTTGCGTACATGATTTACTAGAACGAAAGTAACCTCATGACTCTTAGTTGCACCTTTTAACCACTTCATAAATACAGCCTGTTCGTCAATAGTCATCCCATCAAGGATGTCTTGAAGGGGGTCGAGGATGATGATCTTGCATTCACACTGGATAATAAGTTGCATGATCAAATCTTTGATATCCTCCACGCTTCCGTCGCGTTCCTCGACAAGATGGAACCGATCTTGGCCCTCTGGGGTTTCAAATAGTTCTTTTTCTGCAATCTTAAAAGCTTCTGAATTCAGAAACTCCTGCTTATACTCATAATCATCGATGAGGTCGATCTTACGTCCCATGTGTCTGGAAATCAGCTTCTTTCCGTACTCAGAACAATCTGACTCCAGAGTCACTACGCCCGGCTTGTGAGGGCTGTTCAATACCCAAAAATAAACCATCTCGTCGATAATCGTACTCTTGCCTGTCCCCGAGGCTGACCCAAGATTCACAATGCGTTTTAGTGGGATGCCCCCAGCCATCAAGTCCTGTACCTTGCGCATAAACGGTGGAAGCGGCACTTTAGAAATCTTCTCAGCTTCACGAATCTTATCCCCAAGACTGCTAGAACCAACAATCCCGCTCGGCACATAAGGCTTTGCATTAAAAAAGGCTCGGACAAATTCTTTCTGCTTGCCTGCCAAGAGCATATCGTTTGCATCTTTAAGCGGCAACTGCATTACAAAAACCTTACCTTTAGGCAAAACCTTAGCTACCGCTTCTACAGCCTCACGCCCGGCCTCATCCATGTCATAACAGATGTGGATTCGTTCCATACGATTAAACCACTCGTAATGTTTCTGAATTTGTTTATAGCTTGCCTTCTCGCCTGTTGTGCCACTTACTACAGGAATACAGTCTTCACCCTTCCCGTCATAATAATCTTTAAGCATGGAGTATGCCGCCAACTGATCGGCTTCTCCTGCTGTCAACAGACAGTATTTTCCTGTCGCATTCTGGAAACGAAATTGCCCAAACAAGTCCGCCTCTCTCCCTACCACACCAATAGCAGAGAAGCTTTTAGGCACCGAACGTTTTTTCCACCCGCTGAGTTTATAGTTTGTTGTACACGGGTAGTACACGGCCACAACTTCGCCGTTTTCTTCGTTATACTCGTACCTCACGCCAAAGAATTTGGAAACATCTGCCCTAATTCCCCGGAAATTTTTACTATCGACGCCGGTACGGTCTTTCAGCTTATTTTGAATCTCTTCATTAAACTCTGTTCCCACCAGATCATACTCCTCTTCTTTCACTTCACCATGTTCTGCCAACCAATCATCAGAGGGCAGTGTGTAATTACAAACAAAGCAATGACCACCAAGACCTTCCCCATAGAAGTGGAAATTGTCTCCGTTATGGTCATTGCCTCTAGCCCTGCAACGCTTGCAAGGATTCTTTCCTACAACGTAGTGACTCACCCCAACCCCCTATCAATATTTAATCTCGATCAATCTCACAGGCATTCCAGCCCTCACTATACCCCACCTCATACCCTTCTTCATTAGCCTTCTCAGCAATTCTCTCAGCCTCATCTTCAGAAATCATCCCCTGAAAGATGTGTTCAAGGAAATCGCTCATGTCATAGGAGCCACAAGTAATCAATCCACGATAGGCATAGGAGCGAAGGTCCTCTGGAGAATATTGACGGAAGCCCTTTAAAATATTAATTTCCATAATTATTCCTCCCATTCTCCATGTTGTACACAGAATTTAGCTGGCTGCATCATTTTCGTAGCAGCATTGTACATCATTTGTGTTTGCCATTCAACACAAGGGCCACGTTTAGATTCTTCCATTCCAGCATAGAGCAGGAAGAACACACCAAGGCCACACCAAAACACAAAGCCAACCATTGCAGCCTTGCTGTCATACAGTAATTGCGTCAGCAAGAAAAAGAACACCACAAAATACCCAACAACAATCAACGTAATCAAGAAAGCTTCAAACATAGCCTTCATCCTCTAGATCGATTTGTTCCACCATCTTAACAACAAATGGACGAGAAAACAAATAGCCTGTAGCTCCTTTCTCATCCTCTGAAATACAAGCAGCAATCTGTGTTCCTCCGTTCTTCAAATACATATCAATCTCACGAAGAAGGGAGGATTTTGATTTATGGAATGTCTGTTGCATTACTTCACCACCTCCAATTTAATAGCTGGCTTCTTTTCAGTAGACCCATCTTCATTATAAAACGATCCCTGCCTAATAGCAATTTCAGCTTCAATAATATCTTTAAATGTGTACAGGCCAGACAAAGAAATATTCTTTAGGTGCTCTGCTACAGGAAGCCATTGTTGCATATCGTCATTCATTTTGAAAGCTCCTACCAAGCAGGCGATTCTCAACCACATTGTACATCAATTCCTCAAGCTTGTAGTGGAAGTTTGATACATCTAGCTCTGCGATAATATCTTGCACCTTAATCTCGATAAGCTGTTTGTTGTCCTCCACTGCACTTTCGAGATATTTGTGACCCTTAGATTCATCCTTGTCCCAAGCATCCTTACGCTTAAATACAGAATAAGGGGACAAGTTGCTAATAATGTCTTTGATCTTGTCAACAAGGATCGTATTTAGGTCTTCATTAAATGCGTCATCCACGAGTTTCTGCACAACTGTGTAGGCGCAATTCGAAAGGATTCGCTCTTTATCTACCTGCACAAGCTGACGCATCGCGTTGCGATATTCCTCAATAGCAATAGACTTCTTATCCTCTTCACTCAGGTACTGGCTGATATCAATTTCCATTTCACTCCTCCTCCTCTACAAAACGAAGACCTGACTCATAAAGGTGTGCAGCCACATCAGTATAACTAGACATACGTTCGGTTTCAATCAACACGTCCGAGATAGCATCAATAACCTTCTTTCGCTCCTGCGCTGCAATCTGCTCAGGTGTTTGGATTGGACGGAAGCAGCCAGCAATAGCTTGCTCAACTTGATAGTTCCCTCCTTTATACTCAAAGACAAACGCAGCAACGTCGTTTTCAGGGAAACTCTTATCACTCTTAAAGTGGGCTAAGATTTCTACCTCGCACTCATTCGTCAAGTCTTGATTCCAATAATCTTCATTCTCAAAGTCATCAGAAAAGAAAACACACTTTGTCCCAACCGGAGGAAGCTCACCATTTTCATACCACGAATTGTCTTGAGCTTTTGGGGTATCTTTCATAAGCTTAAACTCTTGCGAATATGCGTTGAGCATTGAAACCTCGACACTGTTTTGATTGATCCAATAGGAACCAAGTGTACCATCTTTTACAACATTTAGGATAGAGCCTTTTGGGACTGATGGTTCGTAGCATCCTGTCACCAACTCCACCCTATTCCCTACCTTAAATTCCATCGCATTTTCCTCGTTGTCAGAAGTGTTTACAGCAGAAGACACAACGTCGTTTTCTACACTGATTTTCTGCACTAAATAGCCACTTTTGTTTGACGTTTGAAGCAATGCTGTAGCTTCGTGATTAATCTCGTCATCAGTAACCCACCAGATATCGGAGGGGTCGTTTTTAAGTGCTACTGTATAGTGTTCGTCGTCAGGAATCACTTTAATCTCCACCAAAGCACCCGGGATAAATGTTTGTTCATCATTCTGGTCCACATTCTCTGCCAGTACAACAACATCACCCACTTTGTATTTGAGAGTGTTTTGAGCATGCTCAAATTTCATTCTTCTTCCTCCAGCATCAGTTGATGACGAGCTTCTTTGCTCATCTGTATGGCCATTTTTACGTGATTCCTTCTTCTTGTCAAGCTCAATTTTAGGCTTGTTGAAGGAGAATGTGTGTTTCTTGACAATGTTACGTTGTTTCATTTTAGCCCCAATGAGAATACATCTGTATACGGAAGCTGTTCAAGCTTCTCTCCTGTGTAGTCATCATAATACTTACAACTATTAAAATTATCAACCTGTCCTTGATGACTAGAGATCAGTGTGCTATACGGAGATTCTTCGTACAGCTTCTCAAGGTTCCAAGCCTCTGCTATGTGGGGCAGTACGTAGGTGATAAAGGTTTCAATCTCATTGTTGTAGTTTTTGAGGGAGCAGGTGAAGAATAGCACATTACCTTCAACAGACCAGCCCTCTGACCAGTTTGCAGGCATGTAGCAGACAGCCCCATTCGGAATGAAATTGCAACGCCCTACGTTTGCCCAAGCTGAGACAGTCTCATCAAAATAAACAGAGGCAACTTCTCCCCATTGAAAATCTTTTTCAATCAAGGCAGAAGTCAGCTCATTGTCCTTCAGAAGAATCCTGCCACGAAGCCCTGTGTACATTCCCATATCTTCTCTCCTCGCAAGCTCTCTTGCATTTGTTTGTGTTGGGCATATTCTACATCAACATCTCAAAAAGCATAATTGTAAATTTCTATCGAGAATGCAGAGCATGATAGAGGAAATTGTAGGGGGTGGTGTGTTGACATTTAGGGGAGGAGGGTGGAGAATTGGTGGTGATTTTATAGGCATTTTTCTGAATTTGTGTTCTGGGTTTTTCTCTGGAACCCTTGCAGCACTAAGGCTGGAGAGCATTTTATTGTAAATTTTAACCCCGTCCCGGTACTAAGGCTGGGTGGAAATTTGTAATACGCGGCCTGAATGTAAAGATTGTGTAAAGATGGTTGCACATACATTTTTCCGTGGTACTATTCACCCATAGATTCAAAGAGGCGTTTCGGCATGGTTCCCTCGGTTCAGCGACCAAAAGCAAAACCTGACACAAACCGATTTGTTTAGATTGCACGGAAGCAATTGTTGAGACAAATGACGGATACTGAAAAGTTAGTGCTGGCAATGACGACCTCTGTCAACCAGTGACCTGCATAATGGAATCTCGAAAGAGAAGGCCCGTAAGAAAAGAAAGAAATTTGTTTTCTGCCTGTTTGACGCGAATACCTGAGACAGTCGTAGCGTCTTATAGTGGTGAGGGTTAAGTCACCAAGGGAATGCCACCTACGGGCAAGGTGGTTAAGGCAATGCTGTGTGCCTTGAGAGATAGAATCTTGTTCTCCTTCTGCTTTACTGAGCAGATGTGATTATCCTTAGAATACTGAGTGTATTCAAGTGGGCGCATTGGTGCCTGCTGGGTAGTTGCAGGGAATGAGAGAGGGTAGGTTTATCTAAAATTTAAGGAGACGGAGTGGATTATAGAAAGCACTATGCAAAGTTAATTTCTACGAGGATTAATCTAAAAAGAGAAAAGTCAAAGGCAGATTATTACGAGTGTCACCACATAATTCCTAAATGTCTTGGAGGTAGTGACAACAAAGATAACTTAATTCTCTTAACTGCAAGAGAACATTTTATTGCGCACCGACTTTTGAATAAGATACACCCAAACGAGAAAGGGCTTTTGTGGGCTGTTTTGTTTTTGTGTGGTAAATTCTCAAAATCTAATGACACCCGAATAACCAACAGGGTGTATGAAAAGTTGAGGCGCGAATCCTCCGAGCAGAGGATTAAACAAGCTGAACACGAAGATTGTTTGCCGATTATGATGAATTTTAAGGTAAAGAGGGAAATTTGCAACACCCTCCGTCCCGTTCAGCGCATGGGAGAGAAAATAAGTAAGAGACAGCTTACGTCCATAAACCTTTTATTGGGCAACCTGATAGGAGCAGCAATGTTAGATTGTAGCCTAACATACCCAAGGAGTAGAAGTTTCGTTTTTAGCAACAAAAAAGTCTCTGTTCACTCTATACTTCGTGCCGAGGAAATTTTGTTGCGTCTTGGGTATATAGAGTCCGTCCTAATAGACTCCACAAACCCCCTAGCTAAGAGGAAAAGGTGCAAGGTCACGCCATCGGCTAAGTTACTCCTCGATTTTGAAGCGTGTTCAGTGGCTTGTAAAGAGGAGATGGAAAGGTGCCTAGCTTCGTAGTGGCAGAAAAATATGAAGAACTTCTCATTCAGACGATGGGAGATTGTTTCCGTAAGCGTTTTGGGGTTGACACACTGGTGCCAGTGACTGTAAGCTTCAAACAAGACGGGACAGTGTATAAGAACCACATTTTGGCGTAGAGGAGGAATGAAAATGTCTAATAAAGCACGAGAATTCGCAATTACAAAAGCTGTCAAGATTGCAGACACAAAAGCAAATCTCAAGCAAAGTATTCTTGACAACGACACAAAACGCATTGTAAAGTATGCCAAACAACTGATACTTTTGGAGGAATAGAAAATGGTTGAGCAAGTGACGATGTGGCACTCTTGTGGGCATTTGTTTGATACAAAAGAAGAGGCTGAGGAATACGAGAACGAAATTCAGTTTGAAAAAGCTGTTGAAAGTATTGTGCATTCGTTCTATTATCGGGACTTGGATGAAGACGATATTGTAAAAGGAATTATCGACAACAAGGACCGGCTGATTGAGGTGTTGACTAAATGAACACACTCCCAATAGTGCTACTGGGTATTAGCCTTATTATTGCGGGTATAGGTAATATCGAACAAAATGAGAAGATTGCGCAACTCTCTGAACGTATTCAAATTCTGGAGGCTAAGAAATGAAAGTCACATTTTATAAAGCACCAAGTGGTTACAAAGAAATTCTTAATCTTACGAAGATCAATAAAGAAGATGAGGAGTTCTTTATTGCTAACGGTGTTACAATCAGCATGGAAGAGATTGGTGGTGATTTTGTTGTCTATGCTGACACAGGTTTAGAAGATGAGGATGGCGACCCGGAAGAGTTTATTGAGATTGCACAAGGTCGGAGCTGTGAAGATGTGCTGAAAGCCCTGCGTACTTGCTGCGAGGAATTTCTTCAGGGCTTAAAATAATCCTTGCAATCATAAGGAAAAGCATGTAACATCCCTGAAAATTGACAATATCCACAAGCTTGTAAGGATTTTAAATGAACACATATTCATCTAAGCTATACAATATGCTTATTGAAGCAGGGTTTTCCATAGAAAAGATTGATAGGCTCTGGACAATCTTTAGCTTGACGGATGATAAGAAAGAGCCTATTCTGTGGTCAGCTTCATTGGGAAGCCTTCTAAAACAAGCTGAAATTGAATTAGGAATGTGATATGAGCACATCTACAGAATACAAAGAAGGCTATGAGCTGGGAGTCGAGGATTGTGAACATGCAATAAAGCTTGGGTATAGTGTTCTTGTGCAACATTTGAACCATTGGGAGGGGGCTTTTGCAGACAAAAGCCAGCCCCAAGATGATGAGGATAAGGGATATGTCCAAGCCCTTAAAGATTTTGAAGATAAATTGTTTACAGTGGGAGAATAGCTATGCTAGGTTATAATCAACACCTATCAGCAGCTTGGAACGTATACAAAAATCTACAATATATTTCTAAGGCCATCAACGCTTATGACTTGGGCTATTGGCGAGCATGGGCCACAGCTCAGCTTTCTTATGACGCCCGAGACATGTTCAAAGATGAAGAAAAAGCAAAGAAAGCTGTTGACAAAGGAATGCAGTTGATTCAGAATATCTCAACTGCCCGAGAAAAGCAGCTTAAACAGACGAAAATGTATTGAGGAGAAATAAGATGATTTCCAAACTAGTGGTTGTCGAGTTTGAGCATCGTGTACTTACAAAAAAGTACTTGGTAACACGGTGGAAGTTTATTGGTATCACTGTACTTAAAATTAAAGAACAGATATATTAACCAGTAAGAAAACACAATACACAACAAAGAGCTTTTAAGGAATTATAGAAATGAAAATCCGCATGAATGCACAAGAGCAACACAACGAATATAGCAATAGCAAGCAGAAAGAGCGAAAGGAACATAAAAACTTCCGTGAGCTTCGCAAGAATCGTAACAACCGCTGGCAATCGGCTGACTAATTAAGGAGAGACATAATGCGTTCTATTGACATTCGTACAAGCAAAGAAGAAGTTGTAACTATTATCAAGTTTGCAGATGGCGACGATTACGAATCGGTGGTGGAGCTTCAGCTTATTCCTGAAAACGATTGTGTTTATCTGAATTCATCTGGTGAGGCTCGTCAGCGCGATGGGGAATGCACAAACGTTATCTTGGATTCTAAAGAGGATGCGCAAAACCTAATCAAAGCTCTTGAGAGTGCTATTGAGCTTGGCTGGTGGGGAAGTAATTAAAGAGGCATAATCAATAGATTATTTTCATAAGCTCCTTGGTTGACTCCTCGGAGCTTTTCTTTTATTCTAGGCACAACAAAGCAATTTAGCTGTAAGAGGAAAATAAAATGATCAGCATTCCAAGGGGTTACGGATTCAGGTCTGGCGTTGGTGCTACGTGTGAAGATGGGACACAAGAAGACTGGGAAGGTTTGTCGAGAAACGGAAGACAGTGGCGTAACCCATTGACAAGAGAAGTGAGAAACCTTGCAGGGAGTGCGTACTGGGAACTCCGTAAAGCTCAGTCGGCTGATGAGATTATCAAGCCTGACGTCTGGACAAAAGACGGAAAGCCAAACATTAAAGCTTTTAGTGATGAAGCTTTAGGTCTTAACCAAAAGAAAAGCCCATCTAAGAAAACAACCCCTATCGCACATCAAATTGTCCCGCAGGAACGCACGCTTGATCGTTTGGACAAGCAAGAGGCTGAGCTTTACAAAACTTTTGAGAATGAAGAGATAAGCGAGGAAGAATTTAAACAACTGATCTTCGCTTTGGAACAAAAGAGACACAGAGCATGGAAATCTCGTTGTAAGGCTCTTGGGGTTGATCCTGATGAATCAACAGATGATGAAATGCTGCCAGAATGGCAAGATAGACCAGAGATAGTAGGGAAAAACAGCACACAAAAACGCGATTGGTGGGAAGGTGGAAACGTCTTCATCCTTACACACAAGAAGCTAAAAGACATAGTAAAATCAGCACTAAATAAGAAATTGTCTGTTGACAAAGAAAAGCTTAGTCCTTATATTGGGGGCGTTGTCCTAAGCTTTATAACGTTTGTAATTTTGTTTTGAGGGGGGTGAAGTAATGATTAAGCTTTCAGAAAACCGCACAGCACTTGTAAACCTGAAACTGACAATTGATGCACTTGACGAACTCAACACGCTGATTGATTTTTACAAGGAGGATAAACCCGGTCCAGCTTATTGCACATTTGAATACGTCAGCACCTATGCACGAAAAGTGCAGTTTGATCGGTCTGTTATAATGGAAGCACTCATTGCCCAAAAAGAACGAGTGACTGCCTATCTAGAAGAGCTGGGTATTGACGCTAATTCGTGAGGACAAACAAAATGAAGTCTACATGGCACATCCTACATATTCTAATGATTTTCCTAACGGGTGGATTGTTGATCATCATCTATATTTGGCGTCTATTGGCTAACGCTCATAGTAACAGAAAGCTTGAATATGCACAACAGCAACGCCAGCTAGAAGCTATGGAGCGCTTAGTGTCACATACAGAGGCTGCTGATAAGCTTAAGCTATTGAAGAGCCAAGACCAATAGAATCTTTTGTGTAATTTTCTTGTAGAAAGCTGTTGACGACATAGGCACATTGGGGCAGAATAGTTCCAACAGAAACGAAAACAAGCGAGGTGATTAAAATGGCACGTTACATGGTTCAGTACAAACAAAAGTACACTGGGAAGGTTTGCGAATCCGACCTGTTTGACACGTACGTGTCAGCCCTAAACGAATCTTTATATATTATGGGGTTGGGAGTGGCAAAAACGATAGTTGTTCTTCGTGATAGTGAAGGGGAAGATCATCCAGACAATGCCGGTAAATTTTTCTTGTGTAGAATCATTAAATGAAAAAGCCGTTGTCTTTCCGTCAACGTCTTATGCTTTCTGTGAACAAAGCTGCTACAAGGGAAACACGGACAAGCTTTCCGTATGGGATGGCAGCTTATGTAAAGGCTGCTGTTAGCACAAGAAATCGCAAAATTTCCTATCATTGGGGTTGACAAGGTAGGAAGAAATCAGGCAATATCTACCCCAGATTAGAGCAACATTACAAGTCACCGGAAACAAGGGATCACGTTATGCGAACCATCGAAGAGCAAAGCAAACAAATCAGGCGTGAAGGTAAGATTCTGGAGCGTTTTGATGAAGAGAGGCCGGATGGGCATCATACCGGATTTTTCGTGGAGTGGAACGGTTCGGAGTATTTCATTCGGATGCACAACGGACAGACGAAAAGAATCCGAAAACTCGCGGAATAATGCTTGACGCAAGCCCAAGGATGGGTAACAATGCAAACACAAACCAACATCCAGAAGGTAGGACAGATGGAAAAGCGCACAGTGCCAGAGGCGGTATTCGAGGCTTTCGAGAAAACCCAACATTACAAACAGGCATTTGTTGAGTCCATAAAAGAAATAGAGCGTGACAACGAAAACGGCATTTTCTCAGAAGGCGACCCAAACAACCCAATGTACAATAACGGTTACAATTACTGCACAAAAGAATATAATCTTTTCGGATATGACCAAACCGAATTTTTAGCCAAGCAGTATAAATAAGTATTGACATCCTATCAGCGCCCTGTAAAATGGGCGCTACCAACCAACAGCAGGAACCATTGTCATGATCAACAATATGTTGCACCTTCTCAGCCTCGATCAACTGGCACACAAAGCAACTTGCGACGATAACGTCCTAGCCTTGGCAATCCTCGACAAGCTAGACGAGGAAGTAGAAGAAGCTGTGGAACGTGCAACATCGACAAACGATGCAGATTATTCTTATAAGATTTATGATGCTGTGAACACTATTCAGTTTCTTTTGGCAGCAGAGTGGTACAAAGTAGAAGAAACAAGGCATACAAAGGATCAAATTGTCTACATGATCAAGCATCTACATGAAGACACAAGCCCATACAACAACCACGTGAAGCTGTGGAAATACAAAGGCAGCGACGTTTGGCGTTTGGAAGTAAACGCCGGGCAATATGGTGAACAGCAGGAGAGCATTAAATTTAATGCCTCTGGTTTTAAGGATGCGCAACGGCAAGCTGTGAGCGATGTCATTAGCATGATTAAAGCCGGTTTAGAGTTGAATGCATAATAAGGTAACGTCTTTCTTACGATTGGCGGTAAACCACCGATACTGGTGCTAAGGAGAATTAACATGGGTCTTTTAATACTTGGGGCTGCTATCATCCATTCCCCTATTCTCATCCTGGTTCCAGCTTTGCTAGCTGTCTTTAGCTTGGCTGTAATTGAAACACAACACGAAGACTATGGGGTTATTTAATATGATCCTCTATGCTCTAGTGGTGAGTGTATGCCTATCTAATGGGCAATGCCACGAACTCAGTCCTGAGATTTATGAAGACATGACAACTTGTGTCGTGGAAAGTGCATATCAGCGTAAGCAAGGCGTTTATAGCTACTGCGAGGAAATGAAAGAGGAATCATTGGAAGAAGCTATCGCAAAGCATTGACGCTATAGAAACAATCAATTTGTGATGGTTTGAGATTTCCGTATACTGAGCACAACAGGAACAAACACGGAGCAACACGAAATGACCTATCAAGAAGCTTGCAAAGCCGCTAAAGCAAATAAAGGCATCTTCTATACATACGATGCAGGAAACGATAAGATTGGTGGCGTCTATTGGTGCAAACAACGTGCTCGACTCATCAAACAATGGTCTAATGATGGCAAGGTGTGGTACTGATATTGGTAGGACGTTGTGTGAGCATTGGAATATAAAGGCATTATGCAATGAGTGCCTAGACTTAGAAGATATTATTTTATGGCCGGATGGTGTCTGGTGCTATAGATACGAACTAAAAGAGATGAGCCATAAATCAGACGACTACCAGATTATCAAGTATGGGACAAAAGAACATGAAACAATCTCGTTGGTATAAAATAGAAGCGGGTATGGCTCACATCTTCGATAGTGGCTATGAGAATAAAAGTCAGAGTGTCAGTATTGTTCCGCTTTCTGATTTATACTACTATAGACAGAACTTCAAACTACAGAGGTCGTGGGGGATTTATGAGGAAGAATGACCTAATTACACTGTTAGAGAGTGTAGAAGGGAACCCGGAAATTATGGTTTGGAATGGGTTTGTTGAGGACTTCCAACCAATTGCAAAAACACTCAATAGCGCCCAATTGCAAAAACTAACCTTATAAGGTTATAAAGAGCGCGTAAACTGGCAAATGCAAAAAGAAGGCAACAATCCAATCGATGATAATAAGATTTCTGAGCTGTACAAAGCGAACAGAATCGGCAAATGGGAATACTTTGCGTATTATCCTCCAAGCGACGAGGATGTTAAGAGTGGTTTTTACAAGTCAAAAACTATATATGTTCTTGAGCCAAAATTAGCAGGCAAAACTTATACTGATAGGCTTGGTTCTATCGATTACTAGTGTCCTGATAGAAACAATCAATTTGCCATCAAAGCTGTATGTTGTAGAATGGACACAACAGAGAAGACACAGGGTCTTCCAGCTAGAACAGGAATAGCAGACATGACCACTCAAAAAGATATCATCATTGAACAGCTTTCCCTCAAGCATGGTATTGACGTAAAAGCTGATGATTTCCACGTTCTGCGGTCTGAGCAAGTCGAGGGTCTTCTGCACTGGGCAAAAGCTTACGGGTATCGTCAACCAAAGAACGCGAGTGGTAGCAAAGCCCGTTATTTCTTCTATATGCTTCAACGCTACGCTAACAAGGCGAGCTAAACCATGACCAGACAAGAATGGCAGCCCAACAGCACACAATTAGCAGCTATGGAAGTTTTTGCAACCTGTCTAGGCTTCCTGATGGGGCTAGCTGGAGGACTCACAACTCTAACGATCTTCTGTCTTATCCTCGGAAAAATAAGTGAAATTCTTTTGAAATAGGGGGTTGACGTGCTTGTCCGGTAGGTCTAAGATTACCTCAACGAACACAGAACCCCAGAGGGTAAGATCATGGAAAACTTAAACAAGCATCTCGACAAAGCCCTGAGCACTTACGAAGCTTTGTTGTCTGTTAGTTGGTGGAATCTGCCAGAAGACGAGCAAGAGATTCACGCTTCCAAGCTGGAAAAGGCTCTCAACGATATCGAGGAGACAAAGCGTCGCATTGCTGCCACTGCCGAAGTGCGTAGCCAAGCTAAACGTCTGCGTGAAGGTTGGAAATAAATACTTGACGTAGGTTTTCAGGTTGGTAAAATAGTCACATCGAAAGCAAACAAGCCTCGGAGATACAAGAGATGGACGATTACTACGAAAGCGCAGAAGGCATCACCATTAGCCCAGAGCGTGCTAAAAAGGAAGTAGAGAAGCATGGCTCTAGCTGGGAAGAGTTTGTACAGGACATGGGGCTGCATAACAGCTACGAAGCGCAAGCTGTCTTGATCTGGCTTGGCTACTGAAAGAAAAACAGAAAATAATCGAGAAAAGTAGTTGACACAGGCTCCAACCTCCTCTAAGATACGCACAACAGCAAACGAAAAGCCCAAAGGGGCTAAGGAAGAAAGAAAATGAACAGCATCCACGAAGTGATTGAATACGGCTATATCGTTGCCACCAACGAAGACTTCGACATTCTCATTACTGTTAACGGGGCTTACTACAACATCTGGTGCGGTGACTACTCCGGCAAATACCAGAACACTGACTGCCGTGCTACAGACTTTGACAATGGTTTGTACGGTCAGGACATGGTGAAGGTTGTAGAGCGCGCAGAAGCTATCCTTGAGGAGCTGGTAAGCGGAGAGGAAGAAGACGAGGAATAATCAATAAGCTACACATAAGCCCTGCCTAACGGTGGGGCTTTCTTTTTGTCTGTAAAAAGGTGAAATAAGCTGTTGACATGTTCATTGAAGGTCGCTAAGATGACCACAAGACGGCTAGAACGGGGAGACAAACAGGAGGAGTGGGTGTTATTCAGTGATAGAGAATATCTATTAAGTTAATAGAAAAGTTCAATTATACAAGGATGGCTCAGGCTGTATAATGAGACCATCTAAACGAAACAAGCCGAAAGGAAACACAAAATGAAAAAGACTCAGAAACTGCGTGCGACTGTTGAAGATATCACCTTTGAAACAACATTCGAGAAACTACCTCATCAATTCCACAATCTTGCGAAGCAATTAGACGCCGATCAATCCATCACAGCGGCCCACGAGTGCGTTGTAACTACCGGAAATGCCACACTATTCATTCAGCTTGAGTATATAGGCAAAAGACCAAAAGCGAGCAAAGTTACACACATTTTCGGGCACGAAGTGGATGAGTTTATGGAAAAGCAGTATAAATAAAACTTGCAACGCCCCGAAAGGGGCTATATAATGAACCCATCGAAAGGCAAAACGCCTAACACAACGGAGCTAAAGACATGAACACAATCCTCGCCACTATAGCCGCTCTGATGATCCTCGCTCTGGCCTCCATTGTTGGCTATATCTTCATCGCTATGATGGGATGGGCTACTCTAGTTGTTCTTGTTCCTACAGTGATCGCTCTGTTTCCGCTGGTCGCTGATGAAGTGAAAACAATTGCAGAAGGGGCTTGACAGCCCCGCTCCATCCACCTAGAATTACCACATCAAGCACACAACTGGAGCAAAGAACATGAAAGCCATCGAAGACATGAACAAGGACGAGTTAACCAACGCTGTATTGTTTGAGGATGATATGAGCCTGTACGAGCGCTTTGACGAACAGCGCTTTCTGGCTGGGGAGTACAGCGAAGATGAGCTAAGAGCAGAAATCCTCGCATGGATACACGAAGCCCCGGAATCCGTCTAAACCACAACAGAAGCCCGGAGAAATCCGGGTTTTCTTTTACTCGTCCTAAATCTTTACACTCGTCCACCCTCCCTCCTCGGACGTGGCTCCATGTGGTTATATTCTCACAAGCCAGCACAGGATACAAGCTTTTTCTTTCTAAAATTTCTCAATTTATTTTCACTTTCCCTATTGACTCCATAGCTCAGAATGCTAATATATCACCAACGAAGCGTAATCAAGAGATTACACGAAACAAGCTTCCAACCAAAGACAGACAGGAATCAGAGCCATGACTAAGACAACCTATACAGCCGAAGCTTTCAAGGCATCCCCTGCATTCCTTAAAATTGCCATTGAGGACGCTGTGAAAGTGGTCGCCAAGACTAACGGTCAAACCGAGGCGCTGACAATGCAAGCCTTGTCGCTGGGAGTGTCAAACGTGGTCGAGGCGGTTTGTAAGCTGGTGAACGCTGCTGCCGAGCATTGTGCAAAAGAAGCAAATGCAGGTCAGCTTTGGGATCAAAATAAGTAAAATAAAAGCTTGCAGCGCCTCGAAAGGGGCGCTAGAATGACACCAACAAACAACGAAACACCAAAGGAAAGCAGACATGAAAACCACTAAAACCGCCATCGCCAAAGCAACCATCCTCGATTGGAACCGCGAGCGTAACACTGTTTACGGCAACCCTGTTTACAGCTTCACTCTGACAGATGAGAATGGCAACCTGTATCGTGGTAAGACTCGCCCCAATGCTGGCTTTGTCTATGGGTTGAATTATGGCCCTTCTGAGCTGGCTAATGTGGTAATTGCCGTCACTCCTAGCGGTCGTGTGTACATGGATAATGCCGATAACAGCAAATAATCCCCTAAAAGCCCTTGACACCATACGTTGAGGGCTTTATCCTTTGCACATCAACCAAACAAACACGGAAGCAAGAATATGACCACAACCAAAATGCTCAAGATTGCCGAAGCCTACAAAGCCGAGATGCTGGCAATCAACCCAGCTTTTCCAATCACCAAAGAGGCTATGGCGCTCAGCGTCTGGACTCAACTGTCACCGATGGAACGCTATGAGATTATGTCCAGCATCGAGGAGATGCCTAAAAGTCTGGCAGCTAAGCAAGCAAAGTGCATTAAAGTCATTGAGAAGATTATTCTATAAGGAGTACCACATGAAACGCCAAAGTCTAGCCTCAGAGATTGTGGAAGTTATGAGGCTTAAGGAGTCTTGTATGGATAACGAAGCTATATCTAAACAATGTCTGGAGGATAGGTTGAACAATCTTATATCCGAATATGAAAAGATTTATGGTTTAGATTTTTATCTTCTGAGCTACATTACGGTGCACGGATGAAGACTTGGACTAAAATTCTCCCCTTCTTTATTGTAGCGATTATAGCTAAACGAAAGCTTGAACGATTCACCATAGCTGGTGAGACTGTAGTCATCCCATACAAAGGGATTTACATAAAAATTGATTGACCTAAGCCCCGAAAGGGGCTATTCTCTCCCCTACAAAGCAAACACGGAAGCAAGAACATGACCAAACAATTCATAATTGCCAAGCAAAGCAAGAAAGCCCTGGAAGATTGCCTCGATATAGCAGATAAGGCTCTGAAAGCTTTCGATTCTTATGGTAAATCTGAGATGGGCATGACTCCCGATCATGTCAGAGCTATGCCAGAATGGCAGCAAGCCAAAAAAGACTTTGATCTTGCTTTTGCTCAGCTCAGGAATTTTAACGGCTGGTATGTGAAGACATTCAAGAAAGAGATTGCACAAGAAAGAAAAGAAAAATACAAACAAGCTTGACCTAAGCCCCGTAAGGGGCTATTCTTGCTTTACACAAACAGAACATCTAGTGAGACAAACAATGACTCTAGCAGCTATGAATATAGCGATCCTCTCCATCTGCACTGTAGCAGCATTCCCCATCAAGAGCGCTATTGTTAAAGCCTTTCACATCGCTGTATAATGTATCCATTACCAATCAAGGCAAAGGAATAATAGAATGAACGTTAAACAGCAAGCTAAATACGACAATCTGAAAAAGGCTTTGATGGTTGTTAGCTTCGATTGGACTACAGCAATCTATAAGCGCAATGGGGATGTTGTCTTCGAAGGCGACCTGATGTTTATGGATGGTTTGAACGTCTGGACTCTAACAGGCGGTAGTCATGGGTTGTTAGTATTGAGTCGTGGCGATACACGTCACACTATAGGCTTTATTGAGGAATACAATACAGCTCAGGCTGCCACTATGGCACAAGCTGAGACAGTTGATCGGAAGGTAAGGGAGTGGTTGTCAGAGATTGCTAAAGCATAAGGAAAACACACAATGTCTATTGAATCCCTAGTTATGCAAGCCTTAGCCATAATTACATGTATTCTCATGGCTTGCTCAGCCATCGAAAATAAATTCAAAAAGAATGCAAAGGGTGGTTGACGTGATGTTGGGATGGGCTTAGAATATCCACATCAAGAGCAGAAATCCCAATATGTCAGAGGTGGTCGAAAATGAAAAGATATAGTCTCTATTATGGTATTGGCGGTGATGGTGTCTATACAGACGGATCAAATTATTGGAGGCAATTCCCAGCGCAAGACAAACAGGATGCAATGAAACAAGCCAGTCGTCTATGCAAACACCATAACCTCCCAGGCCCTTTCCGTGTGAAGTATGTAGGCAAGTGGTATGACGAAGCAGTGATTCCAGATCAATATATCTAACAATAAGCCCCTTAACAGGGGCTTTCTCTTTTCAGAGAAAAACAGGATAAAATTTTTACCACTTCTTGTAAGCTTTTGGCACGTTATTTGATTATAAAATAATTTAAATTTTCTTCAATTTCTTGTTGACTGCTGTATGCTGCCCCTGTACAATGAACCCATCAAGAGCAGAAACATCACCCAAAAGGATACACACAATGAACACCGTAATCACTAATGGCATCACTTATGTTGGTTCCTACTGGGATGCTAAAGAGTTTCAATTGGTAGACTCAGATGGTTTTGTAGTGGCGCACCTTACTATGACTCACTTTCATGATGCAGTCGAAGCTTATGAGGGTATGTTCTATAAGGTGGTATATAAATGAAATATCAAGTCTTTATCTACTTTACCAAAAAACAGCCAACATTAGAATTTCAAACCGATAATTGGACGGCCGTTAGACTCTCTGTGCTGGACTATAAGTTAGAAGGGTATGCAGGCTTTGTAAGGAATACAGATACCAATAACACTACAAACTTTATCGAGATTGTCTAACACTTAAGCCCCTTAACAGGGGCTTTCTCTTGTCTAACATATAAACATCTAAAAACCTTCATACACTCGCCTCTAAACCCCAATACACTCTCCTTAATCCATCCTCTAACCCCTTCCTACCATCACCAAGCATCACCCTCTACCACCCCTTGCACTGCCCATTCATGCGGTAGCATAAGAAAGCACACAAGCCAGCGTATACGCTGCTTATGAGCCTCCCTCTAATACCCTTTCCCCTTCAAAATATCCCTCTAAATATCCCCTCTAATACCCTGAGAGTGAATGCGTACAACGAATGATGTTAAGCATGAACGGTATTAATTACCCTCCTTATGGTACTTTTTACCCTATATCCATCCCTTAACGACATTTAAACACTACTCCTCACTCGATAGCTGACGCTATCCCCTAGCAATATCACTCCAATACGAAGTATTGAGTTATTAGGTTTCCCTATAGTGCATCCTATAAATCCATTTAACATATGCTACGTTATGCGAAGTGCAGTCATACATACACACATCTCGATTAGGGTGGTCTATGGCTGATGACGGACAGTCATCGATGGTATGCCCTGTCTGGTGGTCTTAGGATGTATGCCTGCTAGGAATAGTGATGGATATTTCTATAATCTGGGGGGAGAGGTGGAGGTGGTGGCCGTCAGTGCTTGAAAGGTCTCCTGTAGAGACGGTAAATACTCAAATACAAACCCCCCCCCCCCCTTGAAAGGATATTTTTTAA